AACAGGTTTGTAAACCTGCCTCCCATGAATTCTGCTTCACCTGCTTCCCTCATAGTTTCTACCAGGCTGAAGTCATCTGTCATCTCACCATGCACAGTGACCATGCTGCTGCCTGTTTTCTTTACCTCATAAATCTTTGTTGATATTCCGATCTCATCTTCAAAAGTGATATAGACAATGTCCAGTGGTTTGGAATGCTCCTTCATGTACCGGATCGCTTCACTGTTTTCTGACAGATCATCCAGCTTGGTCTTATCGACCTTCTTCAATATGTCAGATTCATTGGTATGCCATATCGTTGCTTCTGAACTGAACGACAGGCACAGCAGTTCCTTGAACATTTTATCACACACCATTTTTAGTGCCTGGATCGGCAGACCTGGTTGTTCAACGAACACTGGCACGACAATGATCCCGTAGTCACCACTGTCATCTACACTCCCGAACAAGTGGATCGCTGGATTCAGATGCCCTGTCGCTTTCATCATCGCTGGTATACCACCCAAGTGCGTTTCCTTAAACTGCATTATCGCTGCCCGATCCCTGATGTGCATTGATTGTAAATTTTTTCTTGTGATTAAATGTACCAGCTATGACCTTCTCCATCTCCCACCACTGGATAACATAATATGCATATGCTCTGAGCCAGTCACGACCAAAAAACCTGAACTCTTTTTTATCTTCACTCACTGCTCTGTTATATTCAGCAATGAACTCTACCACCTGGTCGTGCGTGTAATGAACTTTTTCTTCGTGTTTCATAACGCATACCTCCTGTACCACAAAATTAATTATTTTCTATAGCATAGAAAAATATACAATTCTATGGATATTATTTCTCAGGTAGCGATCTTACTGTTCCATTTATCATCCTCTTGTCCAGCATGATCTCGGCCATCGATCCCATCTTCCTGGCCGCAGTGAGTATTGCGCTGGCAAGTATCTCTGTATTGGAATGGAAGTGAACTTTTGTGCTGTGGCTTGGGTATTTCTTTGCATTACAAAACTTGGGATCGTTCAGCACCAGGTATTTTCTACAGTGCAGTGGCCGCACCTCATAAATATTGCAAGTATTCTGATTACTGAGGAATACGCACCTACTGACATCACTTAATGGGAGCGTCTGTTCATTGTACTGAAGTTGCTCTTCCAGCTTCTTTTCATTGTACTTGATGCCATGCTCTTTCGCATAGTCCATGATCAGGTCTTTCTCCAGGTCTGTTACCTGCACCTCCAGGTGGCAACAGAAGGCACACCCTTTTCTGCAACTGATCTTGCGCTTCTGATCTTCTTCTATCTCATCCTGGAATTCGTCAATAATTGTGAACGCATCAAGGAGTGCTTGCCTTTTATCATCTGCATTCAATGTTTCTTCAGCGTATTTTTTTACATGAGATACCGCCTTGCGTATACCCTCATCTCCAAGTGCCTCACGTTCTTCATCCAGTATTCGTGCCAGTGCATGGGTAAGTAGTACCTCTTCTAACTTCACTTCAATCATGGGTGCAATTTACAAACCTGATTTAAACTTTTGATACGCTGCTGGTAGTTTGATGTGATAATTATTTTTCTTGTAGCCTTTGCCATTGTATCCGAGTGCAAACTTTTCCCAATCTTTATTACGAAGGTGTACTGTGAGATGATTGCTATTGACGAAGTCCACAAATGCAAGTAGATGCATATCCTCACTTTCAAACATAGCAGAAACGAATTTATCCAATGATTCAAATCCTGCTGCTGCCCAATTAAAACCCATCACCTGGAACTTTCCATATGATGCAGATGCCAGTGCTGCATCCCGATCTATATCCATTGCACGTCTCAACCTGTCATGCTGCTTTGAATTTATGCCATATGGTTTTGCTCCCCACTTCTCGTACAATATATCTTCAGCACCAGTGATCTTTGTCGGATCAATGCCACGCTTCTTGAGTTCCCTCCAGAATACATGAGGCTCAAATAAAATTTTTACATCACCATTGGGAAGGAATCCATCACCGGAACTTTCCACTTCGGCTACTGCTTTGATCACCTCTGGCTCTACATCAAGTAAGAGCGCAGCATCATTGAACGCTTTCTGTGTAATCATTTAAAACGTAGCAACTCGTTTTAAAGTTGAACATATTCACTTCCATCATTAAGGAACATACCGATCACTTCTGTAAGTATGATCACCAGGATAATTATAAAACCATACACCTGGCTACAAACTATCTCTGGCGCAAACAGTGTCAGTGCCATTAACGATACTGGAAATACCAGCAGGTAGATCACAGACCTGATCGTTCTATACCACAATGGCGATGGTTTACCAATATTGGCTTCAGAGAATGTTGTTTTTGCCATATCATTTTCTCTTTAGGGTATCTCGTAAAAAATCTTTGTTGTAGTCTTGTAGCAGCAGTGATGTATCAAGGATGTACCACCTGATCACCTGCACCTGCTGCTTGTTACTATCAAGGATCGGTTTCCTTGTTATGGTATCGAACAGGTTAATGAACAACGGTACTTCATACACCTGTACTCGCTGAATTATATTCTTACTTGGATTAGTTGAGTCAGGCATCAATGAATCATACACGATCCTTCGTGCAGATGATAGCCGCAGGTCATTGCGATTCCAATCAAGTGCATAGGCAACAGCAGTAAGAGTTGTATCACGTTGTTGAAGTTTACCTGTTCGTTTGTCAGATGTGCCTGCACAGGCCGACAGCAATAGTGCTGCGATTACAAATAGATGTTTCATGTTTTTTTTGATTTGGGTTAGTGAATATCTTATGGTGTATTTTCTTTTGATCCGAACTTAGCTTGGATGATTGCACCAAGACTTGTACCTACGATACCGACCATGATGAATAGCAGGTCAATCATCTTTAGCCTTACCTGCATCTGTTCGGGAGTTACAGTTACACTTCCTTTCGTAACCATACCAACAACAGCAACCAATACTGCTGCACACACGCAGACAGTAAGCACAAGTAGTATCACTATCACTTCTGTTATTTTTATATTTTTCATACTCGTAATTTTAATTATCAACAGCCATTCGTTTTCCCCTGTTGCGGAAATTGTCAAATGGTGTTACGCTGTTCGGTGAATTGAGTGGTGTGATGAATGGTATCAGTCTTGGCTTGCTTTGGAATTCATTTCTTATTGCGATGAATCTTGGCGCAACTTCATTGGCAGGTGCGGATACAACAAGGCTGTACATATTTGCTGCGATCCGTACACGAATAGAATCAATCGTGATTGGTGCTGCCCAATTCGGATTTGTTGGTGAAGGATTGGTCGCTTTTATTTTTGTTCTGATGCGCCTGTATTCATACGATGTTATACTATCAGGGAACACATCACCTGACTTACCCAAGATGTAGCACCAATCCTGTAACTGCAATTGAATGTTGCGGATGAAGATCGTATCTATGTTCACAGGTGCAGGTAGCTGCGCCTTCACGCAGAATGGTAATGCTGTAATAAGTGCGATTAATATTTTTTTCATGCTTTTATAATTTAATACCCTGTTACATACCAATAAGTTGCTCCTGCCCAAAACGTCAATGATTGACCGGCATTTACTGTCACGTTCGTTACTACACCTGTGTTATAAATGTTATCAGTTCCCGTTCTCTGAACAGTTAAAATTTGTGAACCACTTGCATTCTTGCACTCGTATCTTTTTCCTTGATTGGTTGCCAAGTCAGGCAAATTGAATACTCCTGTTCCTGTACCGTTGTTATAAACATATGCGCCACTCAAACTTAGTGTTGTAGGCGTTACGTTTATTTCAGCAACACTTCCTGCACCCACCCCACCACCAAGTGTTGATGACTCCCTGTACTCTACTGTTTTTGCGCTGCTGTTCCACACTAATACTTTTGTTTCAGCATCATCATGCGAGACAGTTGCAATCCTTATTCCTGCTGCGCTGATTTCAAATTGTTGTGTGCCGCAATAGAACCGATGATAGCCATCTATGAATGTTATATAGTCAATTGAAGCATCCACAGAGATACCAAGACCTACCTTATTTGCTCCGGTCTGATATAAGACCAATTTCGGATTTGCACCTGCTGTGCTTGAAAATGAACTACCCATGTTTAATTCAACGGGTGTAGCTGTTGGCAGGTCTGTGACTGTTCCAAGTTGTATATTAATGCCTGTTGTTTTATTAAGCGTAATCGCACCTGATGCAAATGTGAATTGAGATGATGCACCAAATGCGCTTGCGTTATTGTATTGAACTTCTGTATTACTTCCGGTAGGTGTGCCTGTTGCAGTCAGGTCATAATCTACACCCAATTTATTTTTGAAGTGTAGTTTGCTATCACTACTACTTACATAATAAAATCCTCTGCCGCTTGGTGGAGTGGTTACAGAAGAAACTTCAGCAAGGTCACCATAGAGTGCCGATACTGCACCTGATATCGTAAGCACACTACCTGACCAAAATAAATTTGCATCTCCTTTTACCGTATTGCTGTTTGTCCATATCGCAAGTTGATTCGCAACAGGTGTGCCTGAAATATTTACACCACCTGTGCTTGCTACAGTTACCGTTACCTTATTGCTTGCTCTTGTAGCTATAACACCTGTACCAACAAAATCAATTTCATCTACAGCACCTGCTGCTCCGAGTGCTGAACCTTCATCTCTGAACAGTATTCCTGAATTTTTATTACTAAACATTGTCCAATCAGCAGACGTTAGAAACCCCTTCAGTGTTCCGCTTGCTGCTTGTGCGCTTGCGTAAGCAATAGAAATAACACTGGCTGCTAAACTAAAATCAGTTGAATTAAAAGTATTGAACTGAAGATTGACACCACTTTTTGTGTTGAAGTTTGCAAGACCGCCACCTACATTGGATGCAGTGTTCGCTTCACCTAATGTGCTTGGTGTAGTCCATGATGGATTGGCTGATGTACCATTGCTTGTGAGTAGCTGACCATTTGTGCCGTATGGTAGTTCCTGCACATCTCCATTCAGATCGCTAATGAATAATCTATATGGAGTCTGTGTTAAGAACTGAGTCATGTTTGTGTAACCACCGCTTCCACCACCTGTGAGTGATGAAGCAGATCGCCATTCAAAAAGTTTATCAGTTGAATTCCATGTAACGATTTTTGCTTCAGCATCATCCTGATTAAGTAGCTGCGCCTTTATTTCTCCCGTAGAAAGCACTCTGAATTTCTCAGCATATGCAGCACCATTCTGCATTAGTTTAATAACGTAATCACCATCTGCGCTCGCTGCTGATACATCGCTGTACTCCACACCTGTCATTCCTGCAAGTAGAAACGCAGCAGCATTTGTATTCCATAATTCATATTCTACTCCTGTTCCAAAACCTGCTGCGACAGCCTGAAATGTTTCATGCTGTAGTTTAAGAAGCGGAATGTATTGGTTTATCGAACCTGACCTTTCATATAACACCAATCTTCTTGTTGGTGTAAGTGTGCTATATGTCCATGCACCCATTTGCACATAACCATTTACTCCGTTTACTACTATCATTGGAAGGCCACCTGCACCAACACCACCACCATGAATTAATGCATAGTCAGGTGTACCATCACCACCATTCCCGACTGCACCTGTGTAATCACTTAATCCTGTTGCAAATTGCCTAACACCTCCGCTTGCGTAGGATAATAACTGAGGCTGCGTTCCATCAATTTGAACTACTGTACCGAGATAAAAATTACCCAAGAAGGAAGCAGTAATGCCTGCATTCGCATTCACTTCAAACCTTCCATTCACTCTTAATAAATCGTTATCAAATTCCCCATACAAAATCGGAACACCACCTGCATTGTCTACATATAAACGATTACTTCCTGTTTCGTTGTACCCCGTTTGATTGCCGATAAAAACATTATTACTGCCTGTGGCATACGATCCTGCACCTGCACCGACATAAACATTATTATTAATATTAACACCATTTAAACTTGATGTACTTGCAACAGAATAACCAATCATAATATTATTGCTCGCTTGTGTCATATATGTTCCTGCACCTGCACCAATCAAAATATTTCCTGCCGGAGAACCTGTGCTAAGTTGATACCCTGCATAACCACCAATCGCAATGTTGCTTGTTCCGTTACTAATGCTTGAAAGTGACAATGAACCAATGCCTATATTTGAATTATTAACTAAAGTTGAATTCTGCATTGATTGCACCCCAATAGCGATGTTATCATCACCACTTCCCCCACCAAGTCCTCTGTTTGTGACAGAACCAATTGCAATGTTGTTATTGCCTGCAACATTGCCGTTAGCTAAGTATCCTATAGCAACATTGTTATTTTGAGTAGTAATATTATTAGCCGCTTGCTTACCGATAGCTATATTTTGTATCCCTGTGGTTATATTCGGCATTGCGCCATTACCTGCCCTGAAACTACTGTTATCACCACCTACTCCAGCTATACTCTCAAGTCCACCTGTAAATATTTTATTCCCTGCGAATGATTGTGCTGTAGTTGTTACCACACCACCAAAAGAAGTGCTTGCAGGTTGAAGATTCAATACACCACCTGTGAGTGTCGCTGCATTTGCATTCGGAGTAGAACCGATTGGTGCAAGTGATATTGTTGGTGGTATATCCGACACCAACGCAATCGTTCCTGATTGATTCGGTAACCTGATATCTCTATATGCCGTTAAAGTGTTCGGTGATAGGTCTATCCAAAATGCACCATTAGTTCTATTATATAAACTTAATGTTCCTTTACCTGAATTATCAAACAATGAACCATTGAAACTGCGAAGCTGAAATCCATCTGCTGTTATTGTATGGTCAGTTATATCTCCAACATCAGTCACTATCTGAAGGCTTGGTGGAGTAGGTATGTCTGCGGTAGCAGCAATTTTTATCCACGCAGTAGCTGCATCATTGCGGATATACAATGCACTTTCATTCTTCACAAATATTATTGAACCGCCTCTTGTTCGGGCATACTGACCAGGTACATTAGCAGCAGCAAGTGTTGCATATGGTGTAACGAACAATGCTGTGTCACTACCTAACGCACCAAGCACTTTTACTTCATTCGCCTTTGTACCGAGTGGTTGTATTGGTCGTTGCGAAAAGCAAATCGTTGAGGCCAGTAATGATAGTATGGTTAATATTTTTTTCATAGTATCAATATTTGTACGAGCGATCCGTTTGTCCATGTCTGTCCAATGAGTGTGATTGTATCTGATGCAATCGGTTTAGAGAACATTACACCAAAACCATTATCCAGTTTGCTTTGAAGGATTGATCCAATAAATAATACGATGTTATGATCAACCAGTGCAGGTAATGTGAATGTGCTTTGTCCATCCACTGGTGCGCCACTGGTCACACCGACCATAAACTCTAACATCGTTGCAGATGCACCACCGCCACCGCCACTGATGCCTCCGCAATCACCAGTTGCATATGGAAGGATCGGTACGTTCTTGTTCACATAGTCATTTACATATCCGTAGTAAATATTCAATAGCTGTTGAATGAGATCGGTCAGCGCAGGTTCACCTGCTGTCTGATTTTTGCAGATGCGATCCCTGATATGTCGGTACAATGTAAATGCAAGTATGTAATCACATTGCTCATCACAGCAATCATCACCACATGGTTGCTTCTCATCTACTCTTACTTTTATCGCATCCACATACTTTAACAGATCGTCTGTAGATGGTGGAGTATTCGCCTGTGTATTGTGCGTGGTTGTGAAAGTATCCTTTACTGTGAGAAATAAATAACTTGAATGTGTATACAGCGCAATAGTGCTAAGACTGATTGAATATTTTGCATCGTAGTATACACCACCGATACCAAGATCAAATGATACGGCTGTACCTGTCTTTGTTTGAGGTGGCGCACCTATCTGTGCGATCCATGATCTCTGCAAATTTGGTAGACCAAATCCACCGACTGCATAGTCAGTGATGTCTGTTACCTGGAGTTGTGGAGTGAATACATCAAACTGTTCTTTGATGATATGCTCTGGCCTGGTATATGCTAATTGAAAAATTTGTGTTTTCTTGGAAATCTGAACACCATCAGATATTTCATACACTACAATATACTGGCCTTGCTGCGGTTTACCTTGTGCTGTTCTGCGTAATTCTTTTGCTGCTTTCGTTAGATCAGAGACTCCATCCCACACAATATCCGGAAATGCAAAATTTCCTTCAACAGTTATGCCATCTGGCTGCGTGATCTTTACAATACCCTTAAGTGTTTGCTCTACACCAGGAGCATAACTGCCCGTATCAGTAAGGATGATTTTATCCTGCGTGAAATCGAGCAGCACATCGAAGTCCATATTACTTGTCAGGTCAGCCATTAAAATTTTTTAAAGAAAGCCTGAATCAAGATTGATCCAGGCTACATATACCCTGATCAAAAAAAACTATGTTGTTCACCCGAATTATTTTTTCACTTTCAGTTGCTCTGTCTCCAAAACTTCCGCACCATTTTCCTTTCCAGCAACTGATCGCTTGATTGCATCAAGCACCTTCTCACCATTCTTCGCTGTCTTGATCCAGTCTGCCATCTGTGTCAGCCAATTCATTCCTTCCACTCTGGCGAATGTTGCAACTGTTTCGCCATTCAGTATTACTTTATTTTGTCGCTGATCATACACGATTGCACCTGAGTCCTTCGCTCTCTTGATGTATGCTTTCAACTCAACATCTTTATTGCTGATCATCTTGTTGAATGCAACCGGATCACGTCTGGCCAGGTCTTTGGCCATGTTGCGAAGAATGTCTGCATCTTCTTTTTCATTCCAGGACATTGAAGCAGCGAATGTTTTTAAATCCTGGCTGTTCATATCACGCACAAAATTCAATGCCTCCAATTCGATATCGAATTTCTTCAACTCCTTCTTCGCATCACCTGGTGCATCCACCAATTCAAACAATGCTTCAATAGATGTATCTCTGTTTAGATTGGATCGATTGAAATTGCAAAGAGAGAAGTACCAGTGGTAATACTGATCCTTTATACTGTCACCTGATAAAAGAAAGAATCCATCGTTTTCCATTCCACGCACCCAAAAAGTATCAATGGATGGATTGTTATCACGATCCACACTATTCACTACACCGATACCAACGATGTCATTTGTTTTTGGATTGATGATTCTGTCAAGTGTAGGAATCTTAATTGCTTTTGGCCATACTTTTCTATTTGGTTTTGTGGGATCAGTGTTATCGACAGAATAATTGATCAGGCGATAAAGAACAGTAGTACCTTTTTTGATTGGCTCTACCTTCATATCATCGGGTAGATTATTCCAAGTACCTACTTTTTTCATATGTTGTTTTTTTTTGATTACAGAGTATAAACAAGGGAGGCTTTCACCTCCCTTGTGATAGGTATATATTAAGCAGCGACAATTTGTTTCGCCATATGTTGCGCTCCTAAAATTTCTACTGCCTGATAACTCAGCCAGTCAGTAGTCCAGTTGGCATCTCTGCCAATTGGTATAGGTGCTAACAGTCCTTGATGCACTTCTTTATAGATCGCATCTCCAGTGCCACCTTCAAGTGGTTGCTGAACGTATCTCATACGGATGCGTGGAAGCACACCAGCAAGTTGTGTCTTGATATTATCAGTAGGCACAAAGTAGACGTGCTTGTATATTGTGCTTGCACCAACGAAGTTGAATAACTGAGGATGATCTATAATTGGTAAGCGTTTCTTTTGGAATGTGAATCCAGCATATACAAACTTCTCAACCATCATATCAATTTCCCGACCACCGATGTTCATTCTTACTGAAGTAACACCAGCACTTCCTAAATTTTTCAAGAAGTCATCGTAATGCGCTCCGGTCAATACACCATGCCACATCATGTAGTTATTAGGACATTTGTTCGCTGTGAACTGTGTTACCAGGTCTTTAAGATCAGCTATAACAACAGTACCAGGTGTCGTTACTTGGTCTTGAATTCCACCCTGATCTATAATATAGTTATGCAATCCCCTGCACGTTTGGAATGTATGACCAGCAGCATTTGCAATTGCAGGTGCTGCATCACTGAATGATGTTGAACTCATCTGTCCTGCCAAACACTGCGCTGCAATCTGCGCTCTTAATGATTGCATTTTTTGTGCGTGTTGAACGAGCATGACATAAGGCTGCCCTTTAAAATTCACCTCTACCTTACTTGCTTTTTGTACGTCTGTAATCTCATCAGACTCTCTGAAAATTTGAATCTTGTTGAGATACTTTGTCCAACTGTACCTTCTTGATTCTTGCGCTCCACTTTTTTCAACTTGCGCATTTGAAATCACTGCAAGTTTATTTGTATCTGCGATGGTTAAGTTTGTGCCATCAACTGCTTTGATAGTAATATCATCTTGCGCACCAGGTGTAAGAGCGGTAACAATTGCTTGCTTACCCAAAGGAGTGATCACTGTATCCCATAGTCTCACATAGCCTGATGTACCAGTAGAAAGTGTGAATGATACTGTAGGTGTACCGCTACCAGTAACTGTAGCATCGTTTACCACAAGCACCAGGAAGAGTGCTTCATTTACAAAGTTGTGGAAATCGAACATACTCGTAGGCTCATACCTCTGAGTAGTTATGAAAAAGTCCAGGAAGTCATCCTCATTTTGGATGTCAACTACGGACTTCTCTATTTCACGCTGATCCATATATGCGATTGCGGAAATATATTTTTTATTCATCGCACCGATTGTAGGCATCGCTTTAAATTTTAATTGTTAAGAATCCAGTTTAAGAAACCTTTGCGTTCTTCATGGCTTGCCACAGTGTTGCTGGCTCACCAGTACCGCCTTGTTTGTTTGTTTCTGGATGCTCGACTGAATCAATGATACCTTTCGCTCCAAGTGAGATTCCATGCGAGATTAACAGTTTATCGTATGTCGCATCATCAAGTATGATGGCTGCGGCCTTCATCAATTTTTTATAGTTCACTACCGGATTGCCTTTTGTATCCAATACCGGATTGCCTTTTTCGTCTCTCAGCATCAGGTGACGTTGATACACTTCTCCGCTTGTCATTACATCAAGCAGCACTTGCGGATTATTGATCTCGTAGTTGTATGTACGATCACCACTACCGAGAACTAATTTCTTATCAGACATGAATTGCTTTACCTCTGGCACAGCAGCCATGTACTGTTGCATTTCCTGCATTTGCATTAGCAGATCAGGCTGTTCCTGTTTTTGTATTTCAGGCGCAACGAACTTCTTTTGATTTTCGATATACTGCCTTCGCAACTTATCGGCTTCAAGTTTTAATTCCAGCTTACCTGCTTTTACTTCCTTCTCGGAAAAAGCATCGGCATCTGTCTTGAATCGATTGGTTACTCTGTTTTCATATAACATTTCCCAATCTTCAGGTGACAGATCAAGGTGCGCATACTCTTGTCTCAAGCCTCTGCGGATGATGTCATCATCAGATAATTTGTTATAGTCAACAGACTTCACTTCAGCGTACTCAGCAAGCGAACCAGTGCGATCATAATAGTCGAGTGCATCGACCATAAAATCATTTACTCCGAATGCTTTTAATACATCCTTCCTTTTATCCTTGTACCTGGTGGCAAAGGACTCAGGAGTTACACCACTCCAGGCATCAGCAGGTTGCTGCGCTGGTTGTTGTGTCGGTTGTTGAACTTCAGCAGGTTTTTCCACTTGTGCTGTCTCAGCCTGTTGTGGTTGTTGTGCTGGTTGTTCAGCATTTGGGGTTTCTGTTTGTGCTTGCTCAGTTGGCGTATCCTTACCAGCCGCTATCTCAGCAGCAGAAGCATAGCCTGATATCACTACGTTTTCGTCTTGCATAAAGAACTTGTTTTTTATTCAGGGATATAATCTATATCCCGAAGGTAAAATGCATTTATAATAAGTCGATCAAAAAACGGGGGCGAAAGTTTCAGGCCATCTGCATCTGCTGTTCTGGCGCAGCTTGTTGCTGCATCTCAGGCTGCTGCATTCCAGGCTGCATATCCCCAAGCTGTGGTGGCAAGCCTGGCTGCTGTTCACCCATCGGCATACCACTCTCTGCTCCTTTCATTTTCTCCTGGCTGGCTATTTGTTCTTGCGCCATTCCGTATTTTACTTGCAGTTCCATTTCTTTGATCTTCATCTCCATTTGTTTTTCTTGCAGCATATACTGTGTCTTTAACTGCCACTCCAGTTGTAGCGTTTGCTGCTTGGATTGTTCAGCAGCCTGCGCAGATTGCATCTGTACCTGTGCATTCTGCTGTTGCATCTGCATGGCCTCTTCCTGTTTGCGCTTCTTATTCTTTTCTATTTTCAGATTCAGTATTTGTTCTTGTTGTTTCAGGTTGCTCACGTTTTCTACAGTGATCGCATCAGTCACATCCAGGTCACCTCTCGCAATACTCTCCTGGATATGTTGCTGTAGCATTAACTTCTGCTCATCAGTTGGTTTATCATCGAGCATGATCCCGAAATGGTGAAGTGCAAAGTCAGGTGACATCTTAAAGAACTGAAGCGTGTTAGTACCGAGTGAGTGTACATAACCGGATACGTCTCCTTCCTTCACTGCACGTTGCAGTCTGCATACAACTGTTTTCGCCAGTGAGAGTAGCAATTGCTTTTCCGCAAATACGAATTGATATAATGAGTTGCTGGTGGCTTCATATGCCATCTTCGCTGGAGTCGTTAATGTTTTTGGATTTGGAGTTGATCCATCTGTCATCTCATTGAAGCCAGTGGCCTCTCTGATCATGTTGATGTTGTTGGTTAAATCTCCCCATGCCTCCCTGATCGCTTCACCATAATTGGTCTGCACATATTCGATGGATTTATAATTCACGTTTGTTCCTGCTAGTTCCGCTCTCCTGGTTATCAGTATGCCTGTCTGAAACATCATCTCCACAAGCTGCTTGGGTGTCATAACTGCTCCAGCTTTGCCATAGGCCACACCTTCCAATGCTGTTAAATCCATTTCGATCAGGAATGGCAGCAACTGATTTCTGATGTTCTGTAATTTCAACCAGGCTATTTGTGTTTGATCACCAATAGGAATGATATCCTGCATAATTCCTTTGGTTGTCATGTTATCGAAGTAAGTGGTCAGTACATGGAAATTCAGTTTTGACTTTGAGAACGATTTGTAATCACGCAATTGATATTCCTCTAAACCCCAATTGTAAATTAAACCTGTATCGAGAATGTATTTTGCATGATACACCATCTCAAACTTTTTACGCTTATACTTTTCACCATTGGATTCATACGATGCCCTGCCCACTTTTACGTTTCCTCTTTTATCAGTACGCTCTTCAAATACAAATTCGTCAATAGAAATCCATTGCAGGTCAAGCACCTTTACCTTGAACAGATCGCCTTCTCTCTCTGATCCGTAACGTGGATTACCATATCTGCCCTGTGATGTGCTAATGATATTTTCGTATTCTTGCTTGGTGAATTGATCACCTGCTTCCATCTTGAGTTCATTTAATGTCATGTACTGCAACTCACCGAAGTAAAGTGCATCCCTGAAGTCTGGATACACACAAGCATTAGAAATTAAGTTGCGCAAGTCACAGTGGCGAAGCCTTATACGTTTGTTGGTATCAATGTAATCACGCACCACAGCAGTTCCATAATCGAATGAATCATCCCATACACGATCCCTGATCGCAGCAATGTCATTTTCTTCAAAGACCATCTTCACACCGAGTTCTGCTTCAAGAGCCATAGCGTGTTTGAAGCCATGTGACTCCATCATTTTTAATTCATCCAAGTCTTTTGGCTCATCATCGTTCATCTGTAGTGCTGGTGAATTGAGTAGTTCAGGATTTGTTTGCTCTGCTTCCTGGCGCAGCATCAGCTTCGCATAGATCATCGAAACCTTCATGTCGATCTGATCTCTTGCCAGTGCATCAACAGGTGTGGCGATGATGTTGTAATCTCTTTTCTTCAGCATACCAAGAGCGATGGCTCTGTGTTTCTTTATTACAGGGAGAATGTTGAAATCTATATTGAGGTATGAGGTATCAGTTAATTCATCAACACCCATTGTTCTCTTGTACTTGTGATTCGGTTGATTCGCCAGTGCATACTGCCTGATCCTATCGTACTCTTCAGTGTTGCGATAGAACATCTGACCAGGTAAGGTATCATTGCTGTACCAGGCTGCTTCGCACCACTGCAAGTGCCACTCTTTATTCTTCAGCGAAGGATCGATGTCGTGCTTTGGGAATGCTCTTATCATTTTAACTTGCTTTATAGAGTTTGAAAATTGAGTTGATGTCCTTCACTTCATTCATGTTTCTCTTTGCCATCCTATGCATATCAGCCATCAGTGTCCAGAGCGCAGCCATTGTCAGGTCATACTTCTGCGTGTCTTTAACATCGAAAGCGATCAGGTCATGTATGAGATCAGGGAAAAACATTCTGTCGGAAAAATTGATAACATAGTCCTGCATAATTTCCAGGCCAGTGATCTTGTTCTCTTGTGTAGATGGAATACCAGGCTCTTTCTTGCCAGGTATTCTTATCAGGAATCTGCTATAGCCACGATCTTTGAAGTAGCGAAGCAGACCAGGCTTGTTATCTTCTACCAACAATGGTGATCCGTAGAAGTGGCACTGCTTGATCATGTCCTCAAAAAATATGTTTGCTGTTTCAGGTCGTGCCAGGTACTTGCACACAAATGCTTTGTTGTATTCCTGATTCTCACCGAATGGATCATTACGCTTCAGTACAAATGATGCAGCGTTACTCCTCCGGTAATCTTCTACAGTATCGTGATCAAATGGATCACACCCTGCTACGAACTGGTATGCATTACCAGGCTCAATGCTGCTGCCAAAGTGTGGCGAGTTATTTGTTTGCTCCGGTTTATCAAACATCCAGGCTATCTCCCATCTGCCTTTTGTGTTTCTCTGCCACTTTACTTTAGTATCACGAATACCATTCTCCCAATAGAAATCACCACGCTCCTTATAATTCTCCATACCACTGAGTTCATCAAGGCGATCATTTAATCGAACTACATTAAAGTGACATTGCTGGCTGCTGATCCTGAATGCTTCTTCTTCAGTGAGCGGCTCTTTTCTTATCAGATCATTTAATTCATCAGGCTCATTGATAAAAGATTTTCTATCGGCCAGGATCGCAGCAAGTGTTTCCTTCTCTTCTGGATAACCATACACATCATAGTCACCACTGCGAGATGCTGGTATAAAAAATTTATAAAGACCACTCTTGGTTGATCCACCTTTTTCTTTTTCAAATTGATTGCTTTGTTTCCATAAGTCTTTAAATCCAAACCGCACACCTATCTCTTCCACTGTTGTGGTCACGATCATTTTACCGATCACTCTTCTACGCTGATCCATTAAACAATACTTCACCACCTTGTGCCTGTTAAGTATGTTCACTTCTGTCTTACCACTTTCATCAAGCAGTAATCGCTTCAGTTTACGACCATCGTATGCTTTCGGTTTGGAATCTTTGAAACCAATAGTTGATCTGAGTTCTTTTATTTTTTCTCTCCTGGTTGCAAGTTTTCCTTTCTGTGCAGTGCGGAAAAAGGAAAGCAACTCTTTGGGAGCATCTCCCTTAGTTGTGTCATATGTTGGCTTGAAGAAAAATGGTAACGCTTGAAATGGCGGTATAAGTTTAATCTGGAATACCTCTTGGCTATCGTCTTTATTTTTGGACTGGATTCCTGCGTGAGAATCTGCACAGCGACTGATGCACTCTTCAAGTATGCACGTTGCACGATATGTTTTTCCATCACGTCTCTTCCTGATCTCGATCAGGCCAAAACATTTTGGATCGAATACACAATACTGCCAAAAAATAAAATACTCCCAATCAATGATGCGAAAATCTGGAAGGCCGATGTCCAAATTCCAGTAGTTCAAATAGTAATAATGTAAACCGGATAAATACCGCATTTCACTCTTACCATCCTTGCCACGATTGTGAAACCATACACCATAAAGTCTACGATGCCATTCACGTTGTTTTATTTTCAGTAAGTCCTGGTGTACATAAGTTGGATTATCTTTCTTCATCTCATCCTCTTCTGCTTTCCAATCCTCCAGTTCTATCGGTAGTTCAACCGCTTCCCAATATTGTTCGGCTGCTACATTGCTGCGCTTGATAATATCAACACGCTTGATCTCACCAGTCTCCACATGGATACCATATCCCACTGGAGGAATCCAGCAAGTCAGTCCTTGTATTACTACAGTTGATCCACCTTCGATCTTGTTGAACATCTAAAACGATAGCAACTCGCTTTACTCTATACACCAGCATAACCTTCAGGTGAAAAATCACTTGTCTCCATTTTCTTTACCAACTGTTGATCATCGCCAACGAAGCGACTCCAGTTGCGATCAATCCTTTCATTGATATTTTCTTTATCCTCTGACAACTTTGTTTTCACAGATACAGCAGCTACCAGGTCTTTATCCTTATCACCTCTTGTGATCGGTAGTAATAGTCGGATCACAAACTCCCAAAAAACTTGTTCATCAGCCTGGATCGCTGCCCACACTCTTGACTTCACCACTTCTTTCAAAAAGTTTTTGATCAGTAGTACCAGGAACTCACTGTCACATGAGAACAATTGCTCCATCAATCTTTCTTCTTCCTTGTTCGCTATATCAAAACCAGCAATTGTTGCTGCTGATAACTTGCGAGTATTAAGATCAGGGTAGTCTCTTACCAGTGGACTCTTGGGATCGTACATTGCAAACACAAACCGGATCACCCTGTCATCATCAACCAGTTCATCGTTGATCTGTGTCTGTGCAGGGATCAATGCTTGCACTCTGTCGTTCTCCATCAAATCCTCATCCAATGGATTGAAGAAACATTTTTTAAAATCATTCTTCGTGTACATCAGGATATATTTTATATCCAAAGTTAACGCTCTGCTTTGGTTGTTATCGTGAACTCATCACCGCCATGCTTTTTCAAATCCTTCTCATGCGCAATTATCTTCAGTTTATTATTGAACTGGTTGATATATGAATCACCTACACCAAACCACCCAAGTGTATCGATCCAGAATATCAGTTGATGCATATGCTTCTCTTCATCGGTTAACTCCACTCTTTCGGTTTCTGGATGAAGGCCACCTTTCGTAACCTCATCTATCTTGCCAGTTGTTATCATCCTGCCATTACTCAGAACATCCACTATCTTATTTGGCAGGATCGCATAGAGGCCAGCATCATCCCATACATCCTTATCAGATAGTTTCGGAGAGAAGTACAAGTTTGGAAACTCTTTGATCGTACCACTGGCATACTGCTCTGTTGCTATCAGTCCGTATATCGCATTCATTCCTTCCTGGAAACCTGTCTGCGTTAATGTACCCATACCACCAAAGAAGAAGTCACTGAATGTACTGGACATCCACTTCTTCATCTTCTTAGTGGTCTTGACTTCCTTGCCAGCGATAGTGATCGTTACTTCATCATCATCGTCATCTTCATCCTTGTAACCAAGCATCTTTGCAACAGCGTTTGCTGCCAGCGTAGATAACCAGCCAGTCACAAATATTTTTATACCATTAAAAGTAAGCTGCTCTGCTACTGTTGCAGCCAGTGAGAGCGCAGCCTCTTTCGGATGTTCCCAATGAAGTATCTTCTGCATATCATTTGTCATCCGCACTCTCATGTTCACGTTGAAGGATGAGAACGGCAACATAATATTGGTCATAATTTTTTTCCATCCATTACCGGAATCTCTGAGTATGCTACCCAAGTTGCTTGAATCATTCACGTTCTGTGATCTTGATACCATTTGTTCTGCATATGCTGCTGCTTCCTGGTTTGCATTAAGGTGTTCGGTTTGCCAGTTGACTGTGTCCAGGTTAACACCCTGCTTCTTCAGGCTCTGCATATAATATGCAAGCCAGGATGTGCGAGCAATACTTACGTCTGCTTTTACAAGTGACTTCATTGTAGCATCATGCATTTTTTCTCCGAGACGTATTGCTGCTTTGTAAACCGACATTGCGTTACCAGCAAGCACTGATCTGTCGATCTCTCCGGTATCAACCTTCCGTTTGTATCCAGCCTCTGTGCCACCACGAAGGCCAATGCCAAACTGATCAAAGAGTTCCAGCTTGTTGCTCATCAAAAGTGCCTTATAGAATAATCCAACATCAGTACCCATATTAAATTGAGTACCTGCTCCTACACTCACATACTGCCATATCCACTGGAGAACAGAGCCAAGTGACATACGAGTCGCTTTTGCTTGCGCAGCATTAAGTGTTTTAGCAATGCTACTTCCTTGCTCATCCACCATTGGCATACGGCCTCTCTGCAACTGCACCATCTTCTTCACCCCATCAAGCACAACATTCCGGTTGTATCTTCCACCAAACAGATCAGCTACTTCAGGATTGGCAATAAATTTTTTGAAGTGAACAATCGCTTTGGAAGTTTCTACATCGTAGTTCGTTTCGTAAAATAATTTTGATTGCACGTTATCGAAATCAAGATTCAGCACATTACCCTTTGGCAGATTCTGTAACCTGACCTTTGCGATCTTCGTGCCAGCAGGTTGACTGCGCACACCTTTACTCATGTACGCTGCTGCAAAATCATCACGATCACGATTCTCTTCAACACCTTTCTCACCATTGTAACCTTTGAGTGATGTTGCAGTATAGTTCTCTACGTTTTCCCAAATCCTGTTGTTATAAAGTTCAGTGTTCTCTTGCACCAGGTGCTTGCGTTTCATAAATGCATTCTGCCAGAACTCAACCAACTTGATGTTATGCGGCTCGATGCGCTTCATGTTCGCTGTTACATCAGCAGGAGTCTTTGCATCTTTGAATAGTGTATCAACTACTCGCTGCAATACTATCCCTTCCAGTATATCTTTCTTGAACTGTGGCTCTGATTCACGCAAACGCTTTGCACTTTCTTCGATCCATCCTTTCCTGCGTTCAAACTCAGCAAGCACTTCTTCTTCTGTACCACCGAAGTTATTCATAACGTCTGCATACACTCCCCTCCGGTATCTGTTCATTGCAGAGTCAGCGTTCTTCATTCCCTTCTTCAGTTTCTCATACTCCTTGACAGTGTTTATCGTAAGCACTTTTGATTTTGCATGACCACTGTTGATATCAAACACACCACTCATGCGCTGGAAGAACGCAGCAGCCTTTGAACTCCTGGTGATAAACTCATGTATCAACTGAGTGCTTGCAAAGTGTTTTACGTTTCTTAAAAATCTACCACTCAGATCACCGAATGAAACTTTATTATCCTTCCAGTGCTTCTGTGTTTCTTTTATTGCATCATTCACACTTGATATGATGGACAACTCACCTGATCCAACAAAGTTTTCATTCACTGCAATATTGTTCATTGCATCAATCACCTTCGCCAGTTCAGTAGCACTTAGTTTTTCCAAGTCCATCCTCAAGTACCTGTTCATAATTTCCTGCTCTTCTTTTGTAAGATCAGGATTACTGTTACTATACTCCTGTACACCCATCTGTGCATATTCTGCTACAGACCTGAGTGCATTCATCTTATTAAACCAATCATCTTCCAAGTCCTCTTGTGCTTGCTTGATCTCAGCATCAGTACCTTTCTCCAATGAGTCGATCACCTTCTGCATTTCTGCTGCACTCATCAGTGTTGGATTGATCTTACCTGCTGTTACCAGGTCAGCATACATATCAGCAAGCCTTGCAGCAGCAGCTTTGTCTGCTATCTTCAGTTGCTCGTTAGTATAATTGGTGATCTCAGCCAGGCTGATATTTAAGAACGGATTCTTCACACCACTGCGAGAAACCTTTACACCTTCAGCTACACCAAGTATTCTTGCAGCAAGATCATTGTACTGATAGATGTCCTCAACATTGGATGGACTGATGCGCAAGAAATCCTGGATCACCTGGTTAGTTGTTGCGCTATTGCGATCCTTCCTGTTCTTGATCGTGCTTCTTATTTTTTTCTTGTATGCATTTGCGCCTTGCAAATGTTTATCGTACTCCACATCATCAAGCACCTTCTCCAGATAGTCAGTATACTTCAGCATACTGTACGGACTTCTTACGTCATTGAGTTTACTCACTACTGTTTTCAGCAGGTTTGCCTTTACAACACCAGTAAATACTTTGCGATCCTCCGCATCCTTCAGCATTGCAGTGATCTCTTTGTGTATCTCTTCTTTTACTGCATCAACTTTTTTCGCATTGCTTGCACCTGTTCCTTGCAGTTGACCTTTTACTTTTGCTCTGATGTCATTAAGTTTCTGCTGGAGAACTGCATCACGAACACCACCACCTTTACTGAATTTAGCCTGGCCGCTTTGTACCTGTGCTATTACATCAGCAGTTATATTTATTGAATGCTGCCTTGAGTTGTTGTTGTACACAGTTCGCATAGCATCCATAGCCTCTGCCTTACTTTTAAATCTTCCTTGCACCTGCCCATTCATTTTTGCTATCACCCAATTCCTACCATACCCATCAGGCGCAGTTTCGTAAACATTAAGTTTCCCTCCCAACTGAATTTCAGTTGTTCCTGTTTCCTGACCAACAAGTTTACTTGCTGCACCACCAAGCATACCTGGCTTGCCTTCTGCTGGCACTCCATAGAAACCTTCCATTCCTTCTTTGCGTGGCAGTGATGTGCCTTCATCTTCAGTCTGCATTCTTTTCCAAATGCGATCAGTGAGTTTATTTAATTCATCCGTATTATGACTCCTGGATAGATTACGATCCACTGCTTCAAACAACTCATCTCTTGTCGTTATACGGATACCCTCTTCTTCCAGTCTGTTTGTTCTTAACGCATCTTCATTACCTTCAAACGCATCAGCATCTGTCTGTTCATTTATAGCAACTGTCCACTCACCAGGTGCTGGCGATACTTCTATATCTTCTGGCTTTATTTTCCATTCGGCAGCGATACGCTTGATATCAGACTCTGTAACTTCACGATCATACCATCCCAAATCTCTGTGCCTTGTGCCTCTTGCAGAGCGTGGTGCTTCCACACCTTCTTTCACCTTGATCTTATATCCTTTTGGCTTCATCCTGGTATTCCAATGAATTTCTTCTGATCCCCATCTATTGAATTGTTGCGTACCAGTTGTCCATGCAAGTTTATCTACTCCTTGCTTCACTGCTTCCTTCAGTGCTATCTTTAATGCAAGTTTCACCCAATGAGATGTCTCGGTTACATATGGCGCAGGAACAATTTGCGATGTAGGCTTTTCATCTTCCCGAAGTTGATTCACAAAGGCAAGCCTTCGATCCCTTGTTTGGTACATCTTATCATGCGCTACCTGCAATTCTTTATTACCAGCCTTTAGTTCACTGGCAATATTCGTAACCTTGCCTGTTTCTCTTATCTCACGCATCATCTTATTCACTACACCTTCAGCCTTGCGCTCTGCTTTCCACAACTCTTCAATTTTTTCATTTATCGCTGCTTTCTCTTCGGCTGTCTTTTTTACTTTCGGTTTCAAGAAACCTTCCTTCCTACCTGATTGCGCCCAATCACTTTGCACCTCTTCCAGAAACAGAATCTTTTTACCATTGGCATCAGTGCGTGTACTCATGCGCAGGTGAAGCACCAGGTTTGGCTCACCTCTAAAGTGTGGTGGCCTGTATTGTAATTTATCTCCTTCCTCTTCTTTTTCCATTAGTGCTTTCAACTCTTTGTCCTCTGCCACTGTTCGCCTTGTAGTAGGTATGTTCAATAAATCCTGCATCCTTGTGCCTTCTTCATTGGTCAGTGATGGCTTCACTGGCAGCGTTACCAGTATCTCCTTATAATCCTCCTTCTCTCCTGGTAATTGATATTGCGAATAATGTGTATTAGTATCGGTATCATTGATGCTTGCTGGATAGTTAATAGCACCAGTTTCTATTTGCAGTCTTGAATTAATAGCATCTCCATCATCATCTATCAATGTAAACCCTGCATCAAACGCAGCAAGTGCTTCTCGTTCATTTTGCACAGATGGCATTTCCAGATCACTCAACTCTTTTTCCTTTATTGTGATTGGATTCTCTTTAAGAAATTTTCTTATCTCATCCCTTGTCACACTTCCTTGTTGTGCAGATAACCAGGCAGTGAGTCCAGTCCATTTTGCTTCTTCCTTGTTGCCAAGTTTTTCCATCCAGTGTTTCACTGGCTGCTTATCAACTTTCGATTCCAGTAATGTTTGTTCAAGTGGTGAATAGAAACCATTCACCACATCAGCCATGATTGATTTACCTGGTGCTGCTTCACCTTTGCTGAACTTCGCTTGTGACACTGGCTCTCGATACATACTTTCCTTCGTAGAAAAATCTTTATTCTTTCCTTTGTTCTCTACGAAACCAAACCGCTTATAGAATTCAGTAAGCCTTGCAACAGATGTTCCACCGAAGTCGGTTGATGGAGTTGCAACAATGCGCTTATTATTTTCATCAGCATACTCAGTAATATCTTGCATGGCCGCAGTACCAACACCAGTGCCTCTGTCTGATTTAGGAACTTCTATTCTGGACAACGTAAGATCGCCTTTATCCAAACTTCCTATTAGATCAACTATGATACCATGCTCTGCTTCCAATGACTTTGAAAACTCAGATGGTGATTCGCCTTTACTATACTTTCCTTTTGATTCAACCAATGGCTTCCATCCTTCACTTGTTTTTATTTCAATTTTTGCAGGGTTTATAGTTTCTCTGATAAAGTCATCAACATCGGCCTCTGTGCCAGATACCTCCGATGAAGGAAATCTCAAAAGAACATCACCATATTTTGAACTTTTAGGTTCTTCACTCATCACATATGTTCTTCCACTGACATCCTCTATAGGTATGCCGAGTTCGTTTAACTCATCCTCAGACAACTCAGTCACATCAACATACTCACCATCTCTTCCTATCACCATTGACGATATCATTCCCTCATCATCCACTAAGGATTGTCCTAATGAAGTTGGCTGTAACCCTGTTTCGGTTATTGATCCAATATGTTCTTTTTGAGTTTCGTGATACAGGTAGTCTCCTGCTTTTTCCATAGCAGCCTGATCTCCCTTACTGAACTTCGGTTTTGCTTGTTGAGTAGAAGAAAATAATTCAGCAGCAAGTTTTGCAGCGTTCTCAATTATTGGTTTTGATTTATCATACTCAACACCACTTTCTTTTTGTTTTGAAAGCCAGCCGAACATTGCATTAAAGAGATCACGCATCAGGTCAACGAAACTGGTTGCCTTTGAATCACGAATCGCTTTACTTGTTTTGCGGATGTCATCCAGGTTATCAGCAAATACATCACTGGCATACTCACGAAACTTTGGATTGATATTCAGTTCTGCCATGAACTCACTGAAATTATCCAAGCCTTGATTAAGGTCTGATCTATGCAGGAAGCCTGGCTTACCTTTCTTCGCAGCGATGTACTCATACATATCTTGCAGTGCATTGTATGCAGTAGTTCCTTTTGCTTTCTCTGCTGCTGCACTATCAATGGTAAGGAAGTGCCTGAACTCATGCATCCCATTGTAGTACGAATCACCAATGTCCTGCACTTGCAGCAGACCACCTTTCTTACCACCGAGTGGATGATATAGTCCACCATACTCACCGCCTGGTACTTTCTCCAGATCGGCATACGCATCAAGTCTTATGATATTAAAGTTCGGATCAGCCTTGATCATCTTCAGCATATCGGTATACTCACCATCGTGCGCTATAAGTTTATCGATGAAGTCTGTTGCAGTATCACCTTCCTTAACACCAAGTTGTTTCAGTGTTGCTGGCTTACTACTTAAACTGAACTTTGCCTTTGCCTCTTTTTCTTTCTTCGTCATTTTCGCTTCCTTCTTTGCATCATCTTCTTCCTGGCCTTCATACTTTGCATCTGAATCGATGTGATCTGCAAACCGGATCACCTTAGAATTACTAATGGTCGGGAACACTTTCATAAAGTCCTTGCGCTTCACGATCTCATTTGTTTCCAGATCAACTGTGTGTGCCTTCCAGTTCAATCTGTCTTGCAGTATATGTAACCTAACCTTCGCATTCTTATCAGTGCCACGAATTACCCATTCGTATGAATCATGCTGGCCAGGTATCTTGATGTGTTCAACAGGTGAGTCAAGTTCAAGCACTGCGTACACTTGCTGCGATTCTGTATTGCGTAGCAGTGGCTCATTGAGTACAGCAGCAAAACCTTCCCGTAATTTTGTTGCTGACAATCCGCCGCTTTTTAATTTGGTATCACCAACCTCTTCAAAGAAGGCAACCATTTGGAGTGCCGCCTCTTCATCAGTTACGGCTTCGGCTATTTGATCAAATATGTAATCATTCACTTCTGTGCGCTCCGGAAACGTGCTTACATTCAGATCATACCAACTTTCCATAATAGTATGCATCTCTTCCAATGGTGTGCTGGCAGGTATCACTGGTAAGTTCTTTGGCTCTTTAATGGCTTTCACCAATCCTTCATCACTCGTTCTGCCATCATATTTTTTATCTCCAGCCTCCGCAAGTCTTTTTCCAGCAGCCTTGCGATCATCTCTCAATTGATTTAATGCTCTGCTTATCGATGTCACTACTTGCTTTTCTGACAAGTGCATCTTCTCATCAAATGCTTTTGATGTTAAGATGCGAAGCATACCTGTTGATCCTGCCGAAGAGTTTAATACTTTATGCGTAGTTGCTGATACCAGTGCCATCCTTACTGTACCATTTTCGCTTTCGCCTCTCTTCTTACTCAACTTCATTTGTGCATTAAGAAGATTTGCAAATTGCGCTGCTGCTGATTCAGTTGTTGCTGCCCAAAAATTTCCTTCAGGATGGAACTTGATCACATAAAATATTCCACCACTTCCTTCCATCAACACTTCACCATTCTTAAGCAACCTTCCAGTGAATGCATGATCAGGCATTGTAAGCACTGCTGTCTTGCTTGCAAAATTTGACAGTGTTTTATCTTCAGTTACAAATCCATCCTTTTTTAACTGAGCAAATTCTTCAGAGTCCTTCGCCAACTCATATGTCAATCCATGTGCAGGATCATGCACATTATCAATTGAGAATTTACCTCTTGGCTTTCCGTTTGATCCAAGTAGCGCAGGTGCAAATGCGATCTGCCTTCCATTGTGAATAGCATCAGAAAACTTTTGTGCTATTTCATAGATGCCATCATTTTCGCTGAACTCAATATTCGTAGGCAACCTGAACTTCAAGCCTGTCATCCCAATGATCCTGTTGATCAGGTCTTTTATTTTATTAACAGTAGACTTTGATAGTTTGTCGAGATTGATCTCACGATTTCCAACAAGTGCCAGGAACTGAACAACAGTTTCTTCATGCACCTTTGCTTCACCCTGATCTTCATATTTCAATCCATGCCTTATCGCTTCTTCAATGCCTGGTACATCATCAAGCATCTTAACTACATCCTCATACATTCCCTTGATAATCTCAGGTGAATCTTTTGTGAGTGCAGTGAGAAGCGGATGTGCGCCTTCATGGAATATTGTTTCACTGGTTGCTTTTGTTAGATTGATGTGTATTTGATTCGTGCCATCTTTACTAATGTAAAATCCCTGAGACAGTGATTCTTCTTTTGTACCATCGGCCTGATTCACTACACCATCCGTATACGATGCCTGGCTGTAGTGTGCAGTCACAGTAAGATTAGGCATTCTCTTGCTCCATGCTTTTATAATACTTGCTACACCATCAAGGAATCCACCGAATACACCACCATGCTTCTCAGCAGCCTTCCTTAGTTTGGCAATATCTTTTCCAGAGAACGTAACTGATGGCTGTGTTTTATTTGTGCCTGGAGGTTTCAACCATTCATCACCTGCCATTGGTGCAGATTCTTTTTCGGTTTCGGTTTCAGGCTTTTGCCATTTTTCCCTAATCTCTTTCTCTGCTTCTTCAATAGTCATCTTTCCAGAAGGATCGGTATCCGCATATGTTTCTGCTTCCGCTAATGCTTCTTTTAATGTTGGCTTCTGTAATATCTCGCTGCGAATTTGTGCAGGTGAAATCTCTTTTACTTTGCCAGATTCAGATTCTTTTTCAGTCTCCTTATCTTTTTCCTTTTGTGGCTCAGGTTTTTTTTCAGTTTCCTTCTCAGTTTCTTTTTCTGTTTCAGGTGCTTTCTCCTTCTCGGTTTCTTTCTCAGACTCCTTTTCTTTTTCAGTTTCTGTTGCAGGTGCTGGCTTTTCAACAATTGGATTTGGTACTTCCATCTCCACTTCTCTTTCTACTTCATCATACACTTCATTGAATGCACCATCAGCAATTTCACCCATTGCATCAACGTGCATCTTTATCGCCAGGTCAAGTGCTAACTCAGGATTTTCTATAGTGATCAGCTTACCATCTCTTGTTTGTACAGTAACAGATTTCACATTTCCATTTTCATCCAGTGTAACAGGACTCTCATCGCCATCAGGTAATTTCAGATCACGATCATTGATCGCCTTCTCACCAACAGCAGCAACTTTATTTCCCTTGCCATCAATAACAAAGTAATGGCCATCCTCAACCTTCAGGACTCCTGTTGCTTTTGTTCCATTGGGGAGAGTGACTGTGACTCTTGATCCTGTTGCTTGTTGGAGCGCAGGTTCGACTTTGATCTTAGTTTTGTTAGTACGGCCAGTTGGTACTTTTTCGGTAACCTTGCCAGTTTTAGTTGTTGTCGTAAATTCATAATTCTGTATTTTTTCTATTAGCGGTTCTATCAAGTGTGCCGCATTTGGATTTTTTTCTAACGCATCGTACAGTTCATTCTCTGCTGCTTTTAACTCATGCTCGTTTATATATTCAGCATTGTTCACTCTGTCAACCACACCTTGTGTTGTATCGCTGACCTTGTGAGTAGGATCATACCATACCTGCCCTACTTTTGTTTTCGCACCAGGTGCTGTTGCCTGTTGTGCAGGTGCTGCTTGCGTTTTAGGTGCAGGATATTTTGAATTAATCTCATTCCACTTTTCCAACTTCGCTTCGCTATTTGCCAGTGCTTGCTTCGCCATTTCGTTACCAGGATCATGCAGCAAGGTTTCCTTCGCAAACTTTACATTGTTCTCAAAGAATTTTTTTGGATTGGCAAGAAACTCTTGCGCCTGTTTGACCTTCCACTTGGAATCGCTATTCAAATCTTCATAATAACTATCAAAGTCAAACGCATCTTGCAGTTCTTTATCTCTTTTAGCTGCAAGCATCTCAGGTGTAACACCCTGTTCTTTTTCATCTTTGTTCGGTATTGGCATTGGTAAACGAGTGATCACTTCAGAACCTTTTTCTCTTGCTGCCTTTCTTGCTGCCCTTGCTTCCTTCAATTCTTTATCGGTCTGCTCAAGTATTTCCTGAGACTTCCCTCTCTTACCGAATGTGTGTAATTGAAAATTTCCTTTCTTATACTCATCAAGGAACTTCGGATTCTGCAATGCTGCTTCTGATTCACTCACTGATAAAACATATTGTTCGCCACTCGGATAAGTAAGAACAACATAATCACCTTTACCTTCTTTAACGAACTTCACCATGTTGTCACCGATCTCTTTCGCTTTTTCTTCTGCTGCTTGTTTTAATCCAGGATCAGTTTGTGCTGCTGCCTGGCGAAGTGCATCTTGTTTTTGGAATGCCATTGAAGCATAGACTTTTTGCTGACCAGGTGTAAGTCCATATTTTTTCCCATTGGTTATTAATTGCTCTGAATGCTTCAGTGTGGCGGCCATTGATTCTGCTTCCTCCTGATTGATCACGCCACCACCAAACAGATGTGCAACGTATGCCTCTGCAAATGATTTTCCTCTGCGCTGCATGATGTCGAATACGAATTGATCTCTCTGACCAGGCGCAACATTTTTGAAATCATTCTTCAGCATAAATGTTTTCACCTGCTTCTCAGTTTCCGCTTCCTCTCTCATGTGAGTCATCAAGTGACCACCACTTCCCATTAAAAACATTGGTGCAATATTCATCAGTGTGTGTTCTGCCCGATCCCAAGTCATAAGTTTGTAACCTTCCTGATATGGCTGGTCATTTCTTATTGCTTGTTCAAATACATCCTGATGAAACTCTTGCGGAAACTCACCGACTAGTTCTTCTATACCACCCCAAAACAATCTCTTTCCAAGTGATCCGGTAGTTAATCTGGCTGCTCTTGCTGATATATTTGCAATCTGTTCTGCTTTTAAAAATGGTGCGCCTTCAAGCATATATGCCCACATCAAATTAACCTGGCTATCGAATGTTCGCTTACCTGCTCTGTTTGCTTTTAATGCATCACCGCCACTCTCAGCGAAAATATCATCACGCATTCTTACTGCCATGTCACCTGTCTCCACCATCCATGCTGTAAGACCACCAGCTACTGCTGTCAACGCTGCTGGCGCACCCATACCACCAGTAGCGAATGTTACTGCTGCCGTTGCTGCCATACTTGGTAGCATAAAGCCTGCGATATTACCTGTTGCCTTTGCGAGTTTATTCAGATCAAGATAATCTCTCCAGGAATTCAATTCAGTCCTACCAGTCTGAATTGAATTCGCAAAATAATCTGCTGCCACTACACCAGTATCAAAATTTAAATTTGATGACCATGATCTTACAACACCAGCCATTGACTTGGCTGTTTGCCTGAATAAGTTTAGTGAAGGATTATAGGCAACACTATCCAATGCGTCTCTGAAATCCTTACCACCTGTATCAACATCTTTTAATGCCTGGCCATACACCTTCTGTATTTTTGCTTGCAGTTCAGGACTCGGCTGGAACTTATATTTTTTTTGCGCCTCTGCTAATTCTGCCCTTCCCACCTTTTCGATCTGTGCTGCTTGCAATCTATACTTCGCATTATACTTTGTATTGATCTCATTTTGTTTGTGCAAGAGTTGATTGTTCAGTGCATCGAGTTGAGCATTTGTATTTTTATACAACGCTTCCGCTTGCTCTTTACTCGTTACAAGTTTTGCCGCTTGCTGGTAATCTGATTTTATTTTACTGGCCGTATCGGTTAATGTTTGATGAAATGCTGTGCCTTCCGCATTCGCTTGCTTGGCGAGTTCAGTAGATACAACATTGGCTTTTATTACCGCCTTCTGTCTTATTTCCTCACCTTCTTTAAATCCTGCATTGTACTCCGCATCACGCTCTTCTTCCATCGTCTTTCCATAGGTCTTAGTGTATATCTCATCAAATTTTTTATTAACCTCTGGCTGAATAATTTTAAACGCAACTGTTGCCATTGCTTCATTATACAGAAGTGTCTTATATGTTCCTTCATCACTCAGTCCATATTTCTTGGCTTGCGCTTTTGCGTATTCACTTATCTTGAATTCATCAGGCACTCTATGAACTCCTTCTGCGATCCTTGTATACGCATTGAAATATTCTCCAATCGGCTCAAGGTCTTTTTTCACTGTTTCGTGAACAGCCTCTCTTGCATCATCTGCCTTCTTTACTTTCGCAGCATCCTTCGCTACTCGTTCAGCCTTACGTCTCTGCTGCTCCTGTATGTATGCGTTCCTGTCAACCTTGATTGAACTTCCAAAACCTGCGCCTCCATCCGGAGGTAAATTTGTCTCTCCTTTGGAAACAGAAATATATTTATCAGTTTGTTTCTGCGCCCATTTTATATTGCGATCATAATCGATCACACCCTGTTCACCGCTAGTTATATTTCCATCTACATCACGCTCCGGTGTGAGTCCTTCCATCTGCGCTTTCTCATACTGCGCTGGCTTAAGATCAATTTCTTCTTTTGGTTGCACTACTGGTTTGGTAGGCATACTCACCATCTTACCTGATGGAGATGGTTGCTGCTTACCCGAAAGAATAGTAGTCATATAATCATGCTCAAACGGATCAGTTGTTGTTGCCAACTGTGGTTGCGCAACTTGTGCAGGTGCTTTTGTTTTTTGCGCTGGCACTACTGCTGGTGTTGCTATTGGTGGCTGTGTCTCGGCAGGTGGTTTTGGTGTGACATTGTTATTCATCCAATCCTTCCCCATCTTTCTTTCAACAGCACGATCAAGAGTATATCCCTGATCGCTCACCAGTGCATTCACAACTTTCAATCGCTTCAATGCTTCGCCATCGCCTTTGAGTTGTGTATACTTTTTTAGCAGCACACCATCATCTGCGCCTTTATTCATCTCTGCCAACAATTTTTCTAACCAGTCATTCATGTGATCCGTTTTTAATCTTCATAATGATTTTGAAGCATTGTGTCAAACTGCTCCTGGCTTATTACGAAATCATCTTTGCGTTTTCCTTCCGATGTATAATGAACTTTATATTTTCCGTTTTTCAAATGCTCGACAAGATTCACTTGCACCTTCGTCATCTTCGGACTCTTTTCTGTTCCTATGTTCAATCCGAAATAATCATCCATGTATGGTTGCAGTTGCGCTACCTTACCTGTCTTTTTAAAATCGTCATACGCATCTTCATATGCGATCCGGTAACCTTCAGACTTCGCCTCTGGATTCTCACCAGGAAACATCTCCTGGTATAATTCATTAAACACTTCCATTGGCATACCATTGGCCGTTACTCTTTTTGCAAGCCAGTCATAACGCTTCTCTGGCTTGATCATAACTTTTTTATCTCCGGCATTCTCCTGGTAATACATCTGTTTATTGTTTTTATTTATGTATACTCCATGAAGTGCCTGTGTGGATGCGCCACCTTTCTCACCCTGCTCTTTCATTGACATCATATTACCACCAGGAAAATATTGATCAATCTTCGCAAACCCATCTTTGTCGTATGCAGAAGCAGGTGGCTCTAATTTTCCTGATCCGTATTGCATGAATGCATAACCAGCAGTGGCTTTTGCTTTTTTCAACATCGATGCTTTCTCTTTTTCTTCAGGCGAGTTTACAGTTACATGAATACCTGGTGTGGCTTGCAGACTTGTATCAACTACTCTCGCAACTTTACTACCAACTGCTTTTTTCTCCAGCAGATCGAGTGCCACAGCCTTCATCTTCTGTTGACCTTCTGCTGTGGATTCATCAATTGGCTTTCCACCATTCCTTATTCTTGTTTCAACGATCAGTGCGGCTTTGGTGCGTGGATCAGAGAAGTATTGATTGTACGCTTCATCACTAACTGTTTTAACTGTTTTGGTCTTATCAGTTAAATCTTCTTCCTCCTGAAACTTGAATCGCAACTTCGGTGACATATTACCACGATCATCTTTATCAAAATAAGTTTCCTGCCCAAGCAACATATCTACCGAATACTGCTCCTTCCTTCTCTTCATTTGCTTTCCCTTCACATCGTAATCCGCATATGAATCGACAACCTTGTTTGTTAATTTTTGTTTCGCCATGTAATCCTCCAGGTCTTTATGAACTACCTGTAAATCCTTACCCATCTTCACAAAGCGTTCAGGATTTTTGGCGATCACCTCATACACACTCATTGGTTTTATATCATCAGGATTTCTCATTGAATGAGTTCCTTTCTCTTCATCGTAATTCTCAAATGATCCACGATACATTGCCCTCTTCACCTTATCCATGTCCAGGCTCTCTGATCCACCGAATGCTTTCAAATCTTCATCAATCACTTTCACTGCATTCTTTGTTATGTTTGAATACTTACCGATCTCCATCATACCAGGTCTTACCCTGCTTTGTATTTCTGCTGTTGAGTATCCTGCTTTTTTCATTGCAGCAGCAGACTGAACAATTCCCTGCAAACCCAAATCGATTTGCTGATCCTGTCCTGCTATACCTGTATACAGTTTACTTGGATCACTTATCTTATCCATGAAGTCCTCATACTGCGCACGATCCTTACGTTGCAGATCAGCTTGCTCTAATGCCATCTGTCTTGCCATCAGTTCTTTCTTCTCATTCTTTGCAGCACCTTGTTGCCATATCTGCAATGAAGTAGTATCCTGCGGAAGTACACCTGGTGCTGTTGATTGTCCTGGCATTTTATCTTATTAGTTTATTGGAGGTATTTGGAAAAAATTTTGATATGGATTTATCGGTCTTACACCACCGAAATTGAATCCACTTGTGTTTGGCCTGTTGCCCATTCCTGGTTGCACACCTGTAAATGGTTGTTGTCCTCCATTCCAAAAAGTAGGTCGTGTCCAATTACCCTGCGCTGTTTCTACAGGATTTCTATCAACAATATCAGATGGTAATCCTTTAGGCTTTCCCTTCATCATATCACCCATATCACCGAATGCACCAGTGCCAATCATTGCACCAATGTTTGAGATTGTATTAAAACCCATCTGCTTGTTCTGCATCGCTGATTGAAGTAGTGCTTGCTTTGCAGCGTTCTCCCTCTCATGCACATACCTCTTATCAGCAAACACTTTATTTTCTTCACCTGTCATTCTACCAAGTGCATTGCTGAGTCCACTGAGCATTCCTGTTTTCTGTTGACCAAACTGCCCCATCAGGTTTAAGTAGGATTGGCTTTCCTGGCCTTGTATCAAACCACCCATCTTCATTCTGGCAGATGCACTTGTTGTATTCATCGAAGCATTGCGCCTCATAGTGTCTGCTTGATTTTGCAAGCCTTGCATTGCAATTGCCTGGCCAGGCATCATACCTGTGTTGTATGCATTGCGCATCTCCTGCAAGTTTTGTTGCTCGTATGGAGATACAGTAGCATTAACATCTTCCGGTACAAAATATTTTTCTCCTTCTTTTTTTTGTTGCTTGGCAACCTTAAACTGATTCCACAATGCAGGTACTTGCATTGCTAAACCAACTCCTGCACTCACTGGATCAAATGGCATAGTATTTAATTTAAATGTCCTGAACTAATATTATAAGTCACATTGGCAAACCTTACATATGTAAGAGTCTGCCTTCTGAATTCCATCATTACCCTTAATGCTGCTGTACGCATACGATCACCTTTGATCATCTTCTCATCTGCTGATCCCGTTACGTTTGGTGAAAGGCGATCTCTGAGGAAGCCAGCGTAATACTGTCCTTCACGACTAACATAATCACCTGTTACAAGATCACTGCTCTGCTCATAAGGAACTTCTGATCTCAGGTGCGTGAACACTGGTGAATCGCTTCCTTCAATCGATGCTGATAAATAAATTTTCACCTTACTTGGATTTGCATTTGATGCAAACATTATTCTTGCAGGATAAGGCACTCCATAGAAAGTTGAGAATACTGTATTGCTATTATGCTGAAATATTCCACCTGCTCTCAGGCTGAATAATTCAGTACCGCTTCCAATAAGATAATCAGGTGTGAAAGTGTATGAGCCTACCCATCTCTCTGCGCTGATCTTGTATACAAGCACCTTCCCCGTATTATCCAGTATGTCGTATGGATAGACGTAAGTGTAATTAGTCTTACCTCCTGTGAACTGCGTTACTGTTGCGGTCATTGACATTATGGATAAATTAAGATGTTTAGAAAATAAAAGTTTGGCAGACTTGCAAACACATTACTGTTAGGATTAACACACAACACATTTATTTGATCTGAGGCGGTAATTCTCGTATGGACTATATAGTATGAACCTACTCCTGAGATGATCGATTGCGAAAGAAAATTGGCCTTTCCTGCAACGAATATGTTTGTAGACACTCGTATATTAAGTCCTGTATCTACTCCAGATGACAACATCGAAACTATAGTAAGACCAGGAAAATCGTTTTCCATGATCGTACCTGAATAAGTGACGAGGTTGTTGTCAACCCTGATCACCAATCTTTTTGCAGTGCTGATGGGAAGTCCTAAGAGTATCAAGTCTTTTAATGTTTGCAATGTATTCTTCCCCTGCTCCGAAGCACCAACATTATCCTGACTGCCGAACACATCAGTCAGTCCAAGCGTTCTTGTTGTTAATTGAAAAAGTTGTCTATCTGCCATTATATTTTTATTTTATCAACACTATTAACTAATACTTTTTCGGTTGTATTGATCAGTAAAAAGTTTGTTGCTGCTGGTGGCGGTAATGGACAAAGAGTGGTATCAGGTGCATTCGGCACAAAATCACTTCCAGGAGTATTGAGTTCTGTATAGCCACTTGGTACACTATCCAATACTCTTTCCCTGCTGACATATCGTTTCATTCCTGTGTTGTCACCACTGCCATCTTTCACGCACACTGGATTGACACCTCTCCAGGTTACTACAACAACACTGATAGGAGTTATCTGCACACTTAACCTGCTGCCGATATTCATTATCTCACCAAGATTTGGTCTTGCTTTTATTGATATCACTCCAGCAGTGTTTGTAACTACATACCCGTAGTTGTTCAGTGCTAAAACATTTTTTACTGATGTGGCGAGTATTGTTACATCAGTGTCGGTTGCTTGCTTTACATAATAACCAAGAGAAAGTTTTCCGTATAAAGGATCAACAACAAAGACTTCTATCTTATCACCATTATCACCAACATTGGTGATTGTTACTTGTCCAATTGCATCAACATAAGAAAGCGGATAATCGTTGAGATATCCCTTTGGTGGCACTCCGAGTTTTGGTATTGCCCACAATACTTCGTTGTGATGCGGATCAACACCACCAAATATGAATGGCCTGTTACCGAGCGTTTCAATGTCTGCTTGTGTGAGTGACATATAGGTTTCGCCAATCAACTTCGCAACTCTTTTCATTTTGTAATCACTGATCGGGAATAATCCGTTTACATCGTAGCGAACAAAACATCCATTGGCTGCATCAAACCAATAAGCCTGGCCACGATGCAGCACAACACTCTCTGCGTTCTGTGTACCATATGATCCACGCAGTGCATTTATAGAGCCGATGACTCCTTCGCTCTTCACAAAGAATGCGGTTGATGCGGCATCTGATATCTGCGCCTCACCGAGATACATCGTCATCGTCTCTGCCCAACATATAACAAGCATTACAGTTCCATCATCCTGCACTTTGCTTGTTAATAATAATTTTTGTATTGCACCACTCTCCGGTGACACATCTTCTGTGTCGAGTATTTCAAAACTTGAAAGACCATTGGTCTGTGTGCCGATCACAAACACATTACTGAATGCAATCGAATATGGTTTGCGTATTTCTTTCCCTTGTATGTTTGGAAAAACCTTTCCCGTATCATCATGCCATCTCTGCCAGAACTTATCATTGGTACTCATCGATTCAGCAAAATAGGTAGCAGGAATAGTAGCACCACTGGCACGTTCCAGTAAATGTGTGTCACCTTGTATAGTTCCGGTAAGTGTATTGTATGATCTTGTTGCAGTGCCTGGTGTATTCACCTTGTACATCTCACCGATCTCAAAGAAATCTTCCTGATCGCTTCGCTTATACGGAATAAATAACTCAACGATCATCTTGCTTGTCGGTGCAAATGTTCCGAAGTCATACCACTCGCATAGTATGTGTTTTCCCTGCATACCTACTACGGAAAGATTGACTGGTGGATAGTTCACCATGTCGCTGTAGTAAACTCTTGCAATATCACCTGGTGAAATCTCCCATCCCATCCCATCCTTTAATAACGATCCAAGATCAATTGCAACATATGTTTTACCTGATGCTGATAAAGATGTGTTGTCAATGGTTACTGTGCCATCCTGTGGATTCTTTGTGGCATACCTGCAATCATCAACATATGTCTGTACAAAATATCTTGTTCGTAAATTTTTTGTCATCACCAGGCCGTAGTAATATGCTTCTGCTGGTATCTCTGCTGGTACTGCACCACCTATTAAATTCCACCTGATCGCACTCTGGAATACAGTGCCAGTGAATTTGCGATCCGGTATGATCATTACACCGCCATTAGGTTGTGCCAGTGTGTTTGTCCTGTTGTCTGTGAACATTCCGATCCTTCTGCGCAGTCGGTCATAGAATCCAATACCAAGTTGTATGCTGCTATTTGTCTTGAATAGTTTTGCATGATCACCGATAACAAGATCAGTTACTGTAGCAGTCGATGTAGTATCTGTATAGTTATAAAAACTATAACCATCATAACCTGCTGGTATATTGAAACCTGCTGCTGCCGCTTCTGTTGTTCCTGCAAACTGCAATGCAGAATATGATATGGTAGTCGGCACTGCACCAAGCACTGGCCATTGAGAAGAGCCAACTACTGCACCTGGCAATTGATACCATCCAACATTTGCAACCGTATCAAGGTATACCATGTAAGAGGAAGAGAACTTGTCTGCTGCTGCTGGAAAGTTAACATACGAACAATGCCATAAAAATACTTTTACACCAGTGATGGTTGATGTAAGGTTTGCATCAATGAGTGTAAGCGTAAGCGATGATTTAGTTGGAGTATTAAATCCTTCCAGGTAGTTGGCAAGGAATAATCTTTTTCTTGCAGTATCAAGTGTCTTACACTTTCTTGGAATATTTTCTTCTGGCTTTGAAAATTCTTCTGACGATACACTGATGCCAGTCTTGTCATTGAAGAACCAGGTGACAAGTGGAATGGCTGCTGTATTATGGTTAGTGATTAAAGCCTCCTGATCAGGATCGCTCTTATCCCAAACTTGTATCGCTTGCACTGCCAGCGTATCCATGTTCTTTACAAGTAGTTCAACCCTGTGTACGGTTTGTGGTATCTTCTCATCCAGGCTCATTGTTACCTTAATCTTTTTAAGATCATCAGGAGTTGTAGGAGTCAAGTCCTTTGCATTGTAGTTTTCCAGCTTGCTGTATATCCCAAGCACTGAATACTGGTAGTCACGATAAAAATATCTCCATGCAAATTGAAATGCTTGCTCCTTGATCCCGTTGATCGGATAAGTAGTGTCCAGTTCTTTTACTGTTAGTGGTGCATAGATCGGAGGTCTGCGCAGCAGTGTTATGTCCTCATGTGCAAGTCTTGGATTAGTTGGAGTGATACCTGTCGGAATGATATACGGCAGCACATCGGTAACGTATGACGGGTGATTTGCTTTGATACCTGCTTCGATGTTAATGATCTTGATCTCCTGGTTGTCATCTGTGTAAATGAGAAGATCACCATAGACCTTCGCTTGTATCAAAGAGTTCTTGCTGAAATTAAGATCGGCCTGAGTTTGATCAAGCACCTGGTATACGAGTCCATCTCTGCGGTCATAGCATTTGATCAGGTTGCCATTACCATCTTCGTAAAACAGAAAATAAATAATGCGCCTTCGTTCTTCATCTTCCACAGCGCACAGTGGTACATGGTTGCGGCCAGGCGCAGAAGGAAGCGATTCTATTGGAGTCGTTCCACCAACGGACTCTAATCGCAAAGCACTTCCAACATCGGTTGTACCGATGCGAAAGTTTTCCGCATTGATATAGTCAGTCTCTGCCAGGAGATTAACATCATCATCGGCATTCAATCCTTGAAAATATTTTTTTTCAAGTTGCATTACTCTCGTTTAGGAATTGCTTCAATGTCATCAATCGGTAGCGGTTCTTTTCCAAAAACATCTATCAATCTTTGAAATAACTCATTCGGATTCGGAATAGGTGACCATCCATCAACAAGACCGATCTCCTGTGCAGGTATTTCAAGTCGAATGATATAGGATGAAACCTGGCGAATTATCAGCCTGTTTTTTGAATCGCCTGTCATATGCAGACTGACTTCATCATGCGGAAACATCCATTGCGCACCTGAATCATGCATGACCTTAGTGCCATACTTTACCTTGTAAAAATCATAAGGCATATGATCTCGTTTAATCAAGTGTGAATGCTGCGCCCACTGCTTCCATTGCTGCAAGTACATCACCTGCTGGTGGTACTTCTTCTTCGATCTCCAGTTCTGCAAGAGGAATTTCTATTTGCATCCACCCTGCTTTTATCAAAAGCACATCACCAACAGAACTTCCATCTGCTGATATAGAAAGTCCGACATGATCGTTGAATGCCCATGCTTGTTTAACGACTTCTGTTACTCCATCTTCGGCCATTTCAACTTTTGTGAGTAATGCACCATAGTCTTTTTTTGCAAGTTTGTAGCCCATTTGATTTAAGTTTTATATTGTTAATGATTAAAAACCTTTGTATGTACCACTGTAACCTTTTCTGGCTGCATGAACAACATCTTCACAAGTCATCTTATTCATTCTTGCTTTCAATACTCTCAACTGCTTGTCGTATTGATCCGCTTCGTATGCGACCTCTCCTGGTTGATATCCCCTGTTGTTCGCTTTCATCTGCCAGATGATATAAGCCTCTACTGCTGCTTGTGCATACGGATTAATATTTGTTGCTGCATCGCATCCTTGTCCACCATCCATGTAGTCGATGATAATATCCGGATAAGGGAAGCCAGGATCGAGTTGTATTTCATTGCGCTCCGGTATCTCCAAATAATTCAATCCTGCTTTGCCAGGATTGTGATTAAATATTCCACCATCATGTTCTCCCCAAATATTTTCATCCCATATGCTTGCTTCAAAACTTGAAATAATATTACCATCAGGCCATACATCTTCGTATGGAATTTTCTCTCCCTTGCTGTTGTAGTTATTCAGCCGATTCATATTATCCTCTGATGCCATTGGGTGCAGGTACTGGCCAGCAGCTACACCTACACGAATAAGATCAACATAGTCGCAGGGAAGCGTGACTGCTTTGTAAGAGTTCACTGGCAACTTCACTGACTTCACATTCTTCAGTATATCAAAATGCATTTCACGCAGACCATCTGATCCGTACTTCAGGAAGTCGATGTACCAATGAACAGGATACTTCCTTCTTAGAAGGACACTGTTGACGATTGTATCGAGTGTAACAAATTGCATTGTTATTGTTTGAGTAACCTGTTATCAGTAACACTTGTTGCGATCTCAGGAGTCGGTTGTTCTACTGAGAATAATTTCAATACATCCATTACCACTTGTTGTTCCATCTCTGCATCGATTGGCAGCAGATCATAATCTGTATATAAACTCAAGTCCATTACTACCAGTTGTATCATCACTGCTGTGATCGGTGTAGACAATGCAGTTAAGTCTTTGTCATACCATATTTCTTTCCCCGCCACTTCGTATCCATGCTGACCAAGCAGATCACTCATTATCTTCTGCGTTTTCACTTGAGCGATCTCGCCTCTGCGCATTGGAATAAACCGACAAAAAACATTGGTGGTAATTCCGATATGGAACACACCAATGTTTCTTGGTAGTTTAATTGGTATGGCAGGTAGTATTGATTTAGAAATTCCGTTCCAGGCTGTAACAGGAACTGATGCATACGTTGCAAGCACACAACCTTCCGGTACAGTTTCACCGCCTGGTAATGTCTCTTTGAAGTATTGCGTGTGCAGCAGCGCATTGATCGATTGCCTGATCGCATCTTCCACTTCCTTCGCATGGATAGATGAGCCAACAGCACGATCACCTGCGTTTATATGTCGCAGCACTCTTTCAGACAAGACTTTTATCGTAGGCATTATGCAACTGATTTATCTTTCGCATCACCCACTTGTATCGCTTCACCATCTTTGAGGTTGATACCAAGTAGGCTCAGTGTTTTATAAATTATTTTTTCTATTGATGGATCATCCCATTCAAGCTGTGTTGATGCATTTTGATTGTATACAAGCTGCCTCCCATTTGGAGTATAAACAAACACTGGTGCTGCTGGCTTGCGCAGATAATAAACTGTTCCTGCTGATGGTACTGCTGGATACAGTTGCACTTTCTTTCCTTTCTTCAGCAAGCACACTGGAGTCTTTACACTGAGCGGTATCAACTGAGATGATCTGCGTGTTGATATCTGTGATTCATTCAGCAGTTCTGCTGCCAGGTACAGCGTAGTCGTGCCATCAAGTATTTGTGTTTCTACTGCAAGCAGGTGTTGGTAGTTGGCAGGTAGTGTGATCAGTCCACCTGGTGATGCTGCATTGGAAAAACCATACTCTTCTTTGAACGGCAGCAGTGAGTCATGCACCTTTTGTGTTGCGCCATACTGTGGTGCGAGTTGTGTGAAGAGTTCCAGTTGCGCATCATCAAGCGTGTTATCCAGTTCGCCTGGTGGATACCAGTCGTTCTTAGATTTATCAATGTAGAAGCGCAGACGATTATGAACAATCTGTAAATCCATTAAGCGATTTTTTTAGCGATGATGCGATCTTGTTCAAGCACTAACCACTTCCTTCCTTTGATGTCATAGTGTTGCACGAAGCGTGGATCGTATATGACTATGTCACCCTCACTCACATCAACAGGCTCTTGATTCTTTAGCGGATGGCCAATGTGAATGACCTTCGACATTCCTTTTGTTTCCAGTTCCTGCATATTGTCCGGTATAACAATTCCACCACTGGTTTTTTCTTGCTTCGTTTCATTCAGTGGATTCATGTATACATAACCAGCAGCAGGAATTATCGTTCCATCGATCTGAGAAATAAATCCAAGCACCCATCTTGCGTGAACCTTCCAATATGATTTGCCATTGATCGTTACTTCGTTATTGTGTTCTGCGCTGCGATCCGTATGGCGATTCCAATCTGTGATCACCAGGTAAGAGAAGATCACCTGGTCACCAGGCTTTCCTTCTATTACCAAATGTTTTGTATCGATGGCAGGTGCGATCCTTGCTGGCACTGAAACAATTCTGCCTGTTATTGTCGCATACTCTTCAGGATGATAAGTGGTATCACGATAAAGTAACACGCCACTTTGCGTTTCAACTTTGTCCTGAAATTTTTCTTCGATCTCCACCAAAAAATAATCAACCGGACATATTGGCTTCATGTGTAACGGCTTTACTCACTTCAAAGATATAATTTGTATCCACCACAAATATCAAAAATCGAGGGCGAAAGTTTTGGAGGGATACATTTTATATCTTTGAGCCAGCAACTCGATCTCAAATCATACATTAATCTTCTTCGATGTATAGTTTTGTGCCGCAGATAGAAGGTGGTTTCAACCACCTTCACCATCGGCACTTTAAAAAAAAAGAGTATGGTTACAATACACCCTGTAGGCTCAATGATACTGGTCGAACCGGAGACAAAACCGGAAACAACAAAGAGTGGACTCATCATTCCTGACTCAGCGAAAGAGCGGCCAGCCAGAGCAAAAGTTTTAGAAGTACCTACCAAACTGGAAACAGTTGTCAAGCCAGGCGATACAATTTTCTTCCCACCTAATGCACTCAAACAATTTGTGGTAGACGATCAGCTACACTCTGCTGTGGCTGAAGAAAATATTTATTGCTATGAAACTACTTGATACCATAACTGCCAATTACGAAGATGAAGAGATACTCAAGGCCGATGGCTTTGATGCAGCGATCATCGGTATTGAACTACCATCCATGCGGCTGATCTACTCAGTAAAAAAATGCATCAAGATTCTGATGAAGGATATGAGTTACGAAGATGCGGTTGAGCATTTTGAATTCAATGTGTCGGGTGCATATGTTGGTGAACAAACTCCGATTTGGTGTCACGATGATTTTCTATAATTTTACATAGAAAACTATACAATATGCATTCCGATGACATACCTCCACTGGAGGAACTTGAAGAAGTGGAACTTGAACTCGATGATAAGATCACTGTTAAAATCTTCACCAATCTTGGCGGCTTCCTTGATCCAGCAGTAATGAACTGGCTTGCCAGGACTACCGACTACACAGCAGAATCATTTGCCTCATATGTCAAGAGCAAGCGTGACAAAGGTTACACCGACCATTGGGTGCTTACTGAACAGCAGTATGCACAAGTATTATCTGATCATCAAAAAAAACAACAATGAGAAAGAGATCATTCACACCCACCCTGCTTATATACACAGGGTTATTCTTCCTGGCTGTTGGTGTTATTGAAATAATCATGGGTATCAAAAATACCAACAGCACTGTACTCGGTACGATCTACATTACGACAGCCATTATCGTTTCAGCAATTGAAGCATATTCGCTGCCGCTCCAAATCACCAACAACATCAAACCGGAAGTTATTGACCTGCTTGAATGGTCGAACAACAATATTCCCAACAGTGATCACCCTGATTTGTGTGCTGAGTTCGTAAAAGAGTTCAGAAAGCGATATAACACTGCTATACAAACAGATAACCAAAAATGATACAGTATGCATAGACTATACATAGTCTTTATATAGTATATGGATGGTCTATGGATATAGTAATACTAATACTAAGAGTAAGACTAATACTAAAAGAATATATATACATCAGGCACAAATAAAAATTCAAAACCCTGTGCTTGTTTCTACAGAATTCTATAACTTGGATGTAAACTATACATGAATGCCCGACTTCATAATTCCAAAAGAACTGGCACATCTCAAGATCGATGAACGTGGTTATCCAGTTCCCTTCTTTGTTCCGTATGTCAACGGCAAGCCAAACTTCAGATTCACTGATCACGAAAAAATATGGGAAAGCGTAGAAAGCAATCGCTGTGGTGTATGCGGTAAGAAACTTTACAAAGACTATTCCTACATCATCACTGGTGTGATCGGCATGGGTAATCGTGTATCCAGTGATGCAGCCATGCACAGGGTGTGCGCTGAGTTCGCACTGGTATCATGTCCACATATGTTTTACGAGAAGGCAACACGCAAAGAAGATGCACCAAGTGAACAGCAGTCATACCTGCTTACGCACAAGGTCGATGAAGTAATGCTGGTAAGGTGCAAGACAAAGTTCAAATGGATAGAAAGAAATCGCTGTATTTTTGGATACACTTATGTCTCGCATGAAGTGTATCATTACATCAATGGTAAACTTGAAAAAAAATGAGAGCCTTGTTGATCGATGAAATTACAAGAAAGAAGATTGCTGATGTGATCCGGTATGCAGAAGAAAATGTATACTCGATGGATGATCTGCTGGATATGATCAATGGACAACTACGGCCACCAGGTGATGATGTATTTCGTGTGATCGTTATCCCTATTGGTTATCGCACTGTGTACTCACTGGAAGATCAAGCATCTGGAATGTGTAGGCATATCTCTATCTCTGTACCGAATTCAGGTAAGCTGCCATCAATACCTGCTGTGCAGATGATCATAAAAGAATTTGGTTTCAAAAACGACCTGGTGATCCCAAGTGATATCAACGTACCGATCAAGATCGATGTGGAAGAACTTGGCGATAATCACCAGGCTATTTCAATCATTGAAAAAATTAATGATCATGGATGAGGAATTTGTAAAGAAAGTTTTAGGCCAGGCAATGCAAGGTGGTGAACCTGCGCCTGACAATGCAAATGCACTATGGGAATGCTATAAGCGATTTCTAAAAGAACATCAACCTGATGTATACTCACTCGTTGAACAGAACGAGATCGTAATGAAGAAACATTTTTTCTTTGGAATAGATATATTCACTTCTGTTGGGAAGTACCTGTACAATACAGGTACTCCAAGAGCAATTGCCGCAGGTGCGATGTATAGGCTTGAACAGGATGTGAAGATTGAGATACAGCGAATGGTTGATGAAGAAAAAAAGAAAATATGAAACCACAACAAGGCTTGTTACCAGGTAATGCAAAGTGTCCACGCTGTGGTGGTGGCGCAGATGGTTATACTAAGACACAGATGTCAACACCACCACGCACTGGCGATATCACACTCTGCGCCTACTGCGCACACATTGGTGTGTATGAAGTGAAGGATGGCATCTACAGCGTAAGAAGTCCAACGAAGCAAGAGATAGAAATATTCTATAAGGAGATACCCGATCTGCATATCAAGGTGCAAAAAATAAAACAATTCGTTCTTAATGAGCAAATGAAAAAGAACTGATGGCAAGAAGAAGTTCATACTATAAACTGGTTGATAAAAAGCCTGTGCCATGCACACTACGGGAATATGCAGCGCAGTATAGTGGAGATAGGGATGAAGAACGCATTGTTAAAAAAACTGAACTACCTGATGGCAGCGAAGTATCAACAGTATTCTTAGGACTTGATCACAACTGGACAGGCAGTTATCCTGTTCTCTTTGAGACGATGGTATTTGGTGGTGAGTATCATCACTACACCGAAAGATATCGCACATATGTAGGAGCGGAAGCAGGACATGAACGTACAGTGAAGATGGTGCTTAAAGGAGTAAAAACTAAAACCGATAACAATGATGAACATTAATGTAAATGATTTTGTAGGAATAGATCATGGCAATGCCAAGATGGATTTATCAAGTCTATCAGAAAAGAAAGTGGTTGCTGAGATGAGGCCAGTGCAACTGCATCACAAGCGTGATGGCGCACTCGGTGATAAGCCATCCTTCGCTATCGTGTTCGTGTATCCTGCAATGGACATGGTTGTGTATGGCCAGGTATCACTGGCGATGATGACCAAAGCACTGGATGAGTGTGGTTATAAGCTAACTAAAAAATGATTGAGATGAAACACATAAACGAGCATAAGCTGTCAAAGAATGTAAGCACTCACATTCGTGAAGGCTTTGATGGATGGCAAGCTGGCTTCACTGTGCAGCAACAGACATTCTACCTGCAACCAGTGTCAGCAGAGAAAGGTGATGAAGAAGATACAAGAGCAAAGGCGAAGTGGTATCAGAAGAATCTTGATCTTGCGCTGAATAAAATTTTGAATAACAAGTACGAAAAATTATTACCATAATGGAAAAGAAGAAACGATTCGCAGCATACGTTAATAAGTTAGTTGGAATGAATGATGCTGAGATCATAAAGGAGCAAGCCAAAGTGAAAGCCAGGCTCGATAAACATCGCATCAATCATCTTGGTCAACTGCTTACACAAATAGAATTTTGGTCACAGCGATATGAATTCTCTTTTCAGTTTTGGGGAGACATTAACAATGTTTACATCAACAAGGATGATGTTGAGATCATGTCAACAGGTGGTCACGTTAGCATCATGGAGTTGCTTATAGAGGTAATTGTGTGGTGTGAGAAAGCAAATCCGAGAATTAAATTTCCAAGTGATGAATCCAAACATTAAATGCACTTGTCCATTTGGTAAGCCTGAAGTTGCTATTGCAGAAGATTGTCCTATACATGGATCGGCAGCTATAATAAAAAAGCGGTTTGAGGACTTGAATCATAAAATCGATTACAGCAACTACGAGCAGCTTGCAAAAGATGTATGGTTGTTCCTGACCGATGATTCTATGCCTGACAAAGCGAAGATTAAAAAAGCGGCAGCGATCCATGAGATAAAAGTAATGATCGAATCAGCAGTATTGTTTCAGCAGGGTGCAGCAGATATAGAAATAAAAAGATTGACAGGATTATTAAGAAAGGTTGTTACAAGGGAGCAATCGGAAGTGCATCCACGATACCAAACCGAAGCATGGGAAAAGTTTAAAAAAGAATACAACATACATGAATATACCTAAAGATGTGCAGGATGCACTTAAAAACGATTACAAGCTGATCCCGATGGCTGATATCACTGAAGAAGCAAGAGTGATTGCTGTCAGGTGGATGGAGTGTGGTGATCGTGACTTCATCAGGGAGAAGCATAAACTTGCATCTGACATTATGAACTATGCGAGAAGGCACAATGTGAAGCTGCTGCTTGAGCATTTACAGGTGTTGGGTACACTGAATACAAAGTTTTTAGAGGTCACCCAGAAGTATACTGATGAAGTGATGATGCTTCGTGCAAAGAACATTGCACTCACACAGGAGAATGAACTATTAAAAAACAAGCCAGCATGAGTGAGATACTGATTGAATCAATGACACGCTTTACATTCAGGCTATCACCTGGTAAGTTTTATAACATCCGAATGTGGCGGCAGGAAAAAGCGTATAGTGACAGCAGTTCAGTTGAAGTATATGATATAGCAAGGAAGCTGTTAGAGAATCAAAAGCATTGGTTTAAAGACAAGACAAGTAAGTCCGAAGTTGCACAGGCCTTGCTTCAGGTGGATCGCATGAATGCAGTGGAAGTGTTGGATGAGATGGGTGATGGTGTGGTGATGTACAAGGATTGGCCTTAGATATAAACTATATCCAAATATAAAACCAAAACAATGACTACTTTAAATTTTTTGAAAGTTCAGTTCGGCAAGGATCAGGAAGTGGGTGCTGACAACCTGCTTGAAGAAATGTCAGGTGAAGGAAAGGTACTTAAGATCAAAAAGACACCGATCAAGGAAGGTGATAAAATTCTGTATGAGATATCATTCGGTAAGGCATATGATTGCTATGAATTCGGACACCGTTCAGCAGACCTGTGGAAGTATGCGATGAAAGATAGATATAAATAATATCCATGACACCTGATGAACGATTGAAAATACTAAAGGAGTTGCGCCTTGAGAATCTCAGGTGGTCGAAGTTCTATCAGAAACTTTCAGTGAGTGAGGAACATTGGCATACACCAAGACGGGAAGCGTATCAGGATAGTGCTATATCGTGCAGGAAAAGAGCAACAGCGTTGTGGTGGGCAATACAATTTTTAAAACAACAACCATGAGTGATTTTAAGATTCAAACAGTAACAGCATTCGTAGCAATCGATGAGAAGGATGGTGATGAAGGTGTGATCGCATTCTTTGATGGCGCAGGATGGATGCCACTCATCTGTGCAGATGAAGCAAGGATACAATCGATGCTACCACTCGCAAAGGATGTGTGCCGTAGGAGCAGGAAGAAGTTTAGGATCATTCAGTTCACAACAAGAGAAGATGTCACTGAAAAATACATACCATGAACTTCACCAGGCACATCACACCAGTTGACTTCAGGGAGCATGATCAGTATCGGGAAGAGAAAGCACTGGCTGCACTCGTATCTTGTGCAAGAGAGATACAATCAGATTATACTATAAGCGGAAGGTTTAAACTCTATCGGCAGAATATGGAATCAGTTACTGTGATCATCGGCCACAAGCATTTTACCACAAGAGGAAAGGATTCACTGTACGAATCATGCACTCACGCAATCTATCATGTGCTTGACAGTTATGTGCAGTTCAGTGATTTGAAAAAAGAAAAAGACCGGATGCTTGCAGAGAGGAATAAGTTGTGTAAAACAAAAAAGGTGAGTATGCTGATACCTGTGAAGGGATATAATTGATATCCAATAAAATTATTAACTTGCGTGTACACAAGTTAATAATCCAAAATCTTACAACTATGCCTCTTAAAAAAGGATCATCTCAGAAAACGATCAGTGAGAACATTCGCAGAGAAGTTCACGCTGGTGTACCGCAGAAGCAAGCCATTGCAATTGCAATGAGTAAAGCAGGTAAATCAAACCAGTCGCATTCAGGCAGCAGAGGTGGTGGGAGGAAGAAGTGATATCTTCACTTCCCTGTCAGCGATTAAATCCTTGAAGCACTTCATATCCTCATCGTACATGATCGGCATCATGCCCATGTAGATGCCACCCTGAACACCGCCTAACGCACCATCGAATGCGACCATGAGTGATACACCATTGGGTGATGCGATCATAACAGTTGCATTGATGCTCTTACCCTGCATCTCAATTTTAACGTGCTGACCTTTTTTATATACTTCCATTATTGCAATCCGTTTTTATATTCGATCTCAAGCATCTTATCAGCAAGTTCCTGCGCTTCATTCATCGTCTTTACGATCATCTGTTCAAGTTCCTTGATCGCACTTTGTCTTGCAGCGATCTCAACACAGTTACGGGTGATATCCAATTTAAGGAAGTTGATGTAGCGATGCTTATCATCTCTTGCTTGCCTTAGACGCTTTATATTGTTTATCCATAGATATAATTTATATCCAAGTACCAAGTATGCATGGATCATCATCTTTTGATCGTTGCAACCAATACAAGTTCGGGTTTGCATCCATCAGTTTTTGAATTGAATCAACATTATCTTCGATCATCACAGGCTTGTCTACAGGCACAGGATTTGGATTACCATGCACAATGTGCCATTCACGCAGCACGAACTTACCAGGATAGTCTGATGGATTCTTGTACAACACATATTGTTTCATTACTTCACGACTCATCTTCTGCTGGTTTATAGTTTGGATCATAGCGTTCATTATTTGCCCACTTTTCGCAGTAGATGCAAATTTTCATCATCATATCAGGTGCATCGTTCCAAATATGGACACACTCTTTCGCATATGGCCTGAATGCACCAAAGCCACCAGTCACTGCACCACAGATCATGCAGGTTTCACCTTCAGAATTACCAGTACGATGAGAATGTGTGCAACCTTTGCGCCTGTTGGTCATCTTTATCAAATCTTCTTCAGTGAGCCAGGTCACAACTTCTTTCACCTGGTCAAGTGTAAGTGTAGCACTCACTTCTTTTGGCATATCACTCTTCATCAGGATCGCTGTTCCTCTGATCGCACTGTGTGATCCAGTGATAAAGAAGAATGGCTTCTCTTTTCTGTACAATCCTTCCTCATCAATGTATAAAAAGTGATTTGTACCGAGTAGGAATGGTGAGAAGTTGAACATCTCGATGTGTTGGCAGCCGATGATCCAGTAGAACTCGGAGAGTTTAGGAATGATCATCGCTTCAGTGATCGTTCTCTCCTGTGGATTGATAATTATCGCTCTTATCTTTTCCATTGGTTTTTGTTTTCTTATTCCGCAATTTGGTTAAAAGTTCGACTTCCTGCTTTCCTTTGATCTTCGCCAGGTCGATCAGATAATTTACCTGGAATGCGATCCATACCAGCGCATCGATACCAAGTGCCTTCTCCAGCTTGAGTGCAACTGGTGCAGTGATGAACTGGTGGTCATTCAAAACAAGTTTGACGAAGGTTTCATCAGAACCCATCTTTTTTGCCAGGCTCTTCTTGCTCATCTTCCTGGCCTTGAGTTCATCTTTTAAAATTTCACCTGGTGAAGTAGCAAAGGCAGGGGTTAGTTCATTGATATTTGTCATATGGATATAATTTATATCTTTTTGTATTTATACTCGTCAGGCACTTGGAGTACCGCATCAACACCTGCGAGATACTTTGTTGATAAGGTATCCTTTCTTTGGGCAATTGCGAAATGCACCCTCATTAACAATGGCAATAAATGAAAGTCCTCATTACAGCACATGAATAATGCATTTAGATTCGCATGAAAATTGATAAGTTCTACGGAAGTATATTCCGCTAAACAACTTTCAAGACTTTGCTTCCTTGCCATTACTGTATTGGTTTTTTAAGTACATCAGATGCGATCTCGCAGAGTGCCATACCTGCAAGCTGATTATCAGGTGGATTCCAATTGGCATCATCCATCCACTCTGCCCATGTAGCCATCGCCAGCAATCGCCAGGAATACTTTTGCACGACATAGTAATCATATACTTTCTCTGCTCTGCGCACAGTCATCTTGTTACGGATGTTGGTCTTGAACTTTGCAAAAGTTTCCTGTGCTTGTTTGGCCAGTTCTATAAACTTCTCAGGTGTATCAATGGGGATCGTGCCTTCCGGTTTTGGATTCCTGGCAGATTCAAGCAATGCTTTGTCAGTTGGGGATAACCTTCGGTTATTGTAATCTTCGTTTGATGCAATGATCGTTTTATCGTCAGCCATCATGTATAGTTTTTATTCGTCAGATAAAGACCAGGCTATTGCAGCCAGGCCACATACAATGAAATACCCAAGCGATGCAATATATTCCTTTGCACCAAACAGCACCATCATCGCACCGAGCGCACCCATGCACACAAATAATCTAAAGATGAATTCTAAAATGAACGTGAGGATTGATCTTGCCACTTTGTATAGTTTTTATTTTTGAGGGATATAATTTATATCCTTATCCACATTTGATTCACAGGTTATTCACAAAAAGGGGTGCATAGTGTAGAAACAGTACGCACCCACCATTAACCATTAAACCTTATCAATAAAAAGAGTTGATTTAAAACTCTTTACCTGGCTCAAAGGTAAAAGAGAATCACATAGAATTCCAAAAAAAAATCAGAGGCGATGTGGAAACACTGCCTCTGAAACCATTAAACAAAAATTGAAAAATCATCAATTTTCATTCATCTTAAAAGTGTATTCTAGGCTGACAAATGTGGAGACATTTCCCTGATCCTAAAACCTTATCTTATGAGGCTGTGAAGGTAAGGTGGATTTCTATGGAATTCCAAAAAAAACCTGATGTGGAAACACCAGGTTTAAAACATATATAAAATGTAAACAAGATTGGTGGTGAAGGTACGACCAGGTTACATGGAATTCCAAATAAAAAAGACCAGGTGTAGAAACACCCGATCTTTCAGCTTTTGAGGCCTGATTAGTAGCGGTGCAAAAGTAGGTGGCCAGGCTATACGGCAATTATATAGAATTCCACAAAAAAGTAACATCCAAGTAACAGGTAAGTAGCACTTTTCGTAACTTCAGGACAAACTATACAATATGCGAGCAAATATGCGATCAGCAGTCCTGCTGCTGACAAAAGACACCAAGACAGGTAAGCGTAAAGGATATGTTTACTACACCGGAGAGAAAGGCGCAGTACAGTGCGATGTGATCTTGGGATCAGATCAGAAGATAATCATCGCCACTGGTGTAAAAGCAATCGGTAAGGTCTTAAACTACTATCTCAAGGAAGGATACGAGATCACCTCCAGTGAGCCACACAAGGATGCGCTGCCTCAAAACAAAGAGGCCAGTGTTACCTGACCTCAACGGAAAGAATCCATAGCCAAGAGCCTGGTTATACCAAGAAGGACTGCGATTGTCGGAATGCCCGTTGCGCTTGGCCAGCACAGTTGGTTAGAAATGCAGGAAAATCACCAACACTTCCGATGCGCACGATCTGCATTGACTGTCCTCCTGGTAAAAGATGAGGCCAGTGGAGAACCACCAGCCTGTAATACCCGTTTGCTTGTTAATTGCTACCTGAAGTTACGAAGGATACAAATTATATCCTCAAGAACAAGTTATCCACATCGCTCACTTTATCAATCTTGCTCAAATCCGCACAATCTATAAGAAAAGCACTAACATCGGCATAACAAATAGTAACAAAAAGTAGCAAATCGCACAACTTAGAACAACCTGGTAATCAGTTTAGAATGTGGATATAATTTATGTCTATCGCTCACTCCGGTCAGTAACTTGCTGACTTAACCTGGAGTGCTATGGAAAAACTTTTGCACCTCACCTTGTCCTCACCAATGCCATTTGGCAAGTTCAAGAACCAGGCGATCAGAAATGTTCCATTATCCTACTGGACATGGCTCTACGACAACCCTGAAGCTGTAGATAACTGGTGGAACAGATCACTCAGGAAGTTCATCGAGAACAATATTGACCTGTTCCTGATCGAATGTGGTGGTGAGGTCACCGATGAGATCATCCTGGTGGTGCAAAGAATACAACTCAACCTGATAAAAAGAAAGAAGCGATCTAAAAAACGCAATCACGTTGCAATGCCTGAGTTGTTCTAATCAAAACCGCAGAAAACCGCCATGCGGCTGTCTCCATCCGGTGATGAAACCTGCCTTCCTGGTTCAATCACGCAAATAACCGCAATATAATCCGCAAAAAAAGAGGCCACTATAGAGAATAGCGGCCTGATTCTACTTTAAAATTAAAAAAATGGATGGAAATATGCCAGTGCAAAGATATAGGTTATATCCTACAGGTGATACAGGCGATATGTAAAGAAAAAGCCTGATCTCAGGCCGTAAAGTAGCACCTGGTTTACTTTCGGCACTTTCGGCTGACTTTCGGGAAAGTAGTGTTATAGGCTGGATATCAATTATATCCTTACTTAACTTGAAAACAGCCAATGAGGATAGGGAGAAGGGGTATTACCTGGTAACGTGGGGGCGGCGATCTCAAGCGGAATTCAAAAGCGCAGACCGAGTGGCATCCGGTTTCCAGCGATTCAAAAGTAAACCGAGATTTGTAACTTAATTCTCCAAGAACTAAATAGAATGTGAGTAAAAAGCTGATATTCAGCAAGGTATTAAGGTAACATGGATCGTAGGTCACATCATAGGTAACTTCAGGTGGGGGAATAGTGCATCACTGCGCTCTGATCACCAGCAATACACATCATGGATCGCACACTGGCTACTCGCATCATGGTTGCATCTGTATGCGGCTTCGCCTTTATCCCATCACCACTCACATCAGTGTATCACCATGCACCACTTGCATCATGGTTGCACACCACGTTCCACATGGAATTCCATGTCACTGGTCAAGGTCATCCCAATCTGTGCATCGCATTACTTGTGCTTGTTGTGTTGTGAGGATAGTGATGTCTGTATCTCTGCCTCCGCATGGCTTGGCGAATACATGATCACTCTTGCATAACCACACAATGGTTGATGCTTCACCTTCTGGAGTGATAAGCACATCATGTAATCGCACTGGTTGTGTGATCTGTGCTTGGATATGATTTATATCTTGAGGTAAAACACTGGCTGGAATCGCTTGTAATGCGATCACAGCAGCCAGTGATTGAATGAAGTGTTTGCGATGCATTTTATATTTTGATCAAGCCACTTCCGTTGACTAAGATCAGGATGATGATCAGCAGTATGATAATGTTCAATGCCTTTTGGTTGACCACTGTTGGCGCAACCAGTATAAGCACAAGCAATATCACTGTAACCACCAGTAGAATGATGAGAAGTATTGACATGATGATTGGTTTACACTGGTTGTTTGAACACTGCACCAGCAAGCCATGCTGACCATGCAATGCCATCGCCACTATCAATCGTATCTGCCTTGTAACTATCACCAGCTTTCTGTGCAGTCAGATGAGCGACACGCACATCCCATGTGCCATCAGGTATCTCACCATTGCATTGCTTACCATTGTTGATGAAGCGAGTGATCAATGGCACTCTGCTAAACTGCTTGATCTCTACACCACCACTTGGCTCAGTCTGGCCACCACCAGTCCACTGTACCACTGTGATCACAACAATCCGGTCATCTGTTGCATCATCTGGAGTTAATGCACCAAGATCATCTGGAGTTGGTAATGTCCACTCAAGTTCATTCTCTGCTGGATGAGTTACCACTGGCGCAGCAATGAGCAATGCACCGACTGATGCACCACTCTTGGTTGATTTTTTACTCTTTGGTTTGCTTGCTTCTGCCACTGGTATACCACTGACGTTAGACAAGTCTTTTGCATAGTCCTCAACATTTTCTTTTGCCATTAGTTTGTGTTTTTTCATTGACAAATCAATTTACAAATTACGATCCAATATTGTTTGCACTGGTTATGCACAATGCAACCAGTGTTCATTTTTCTTTTGCACAGGATATAAACAATATCCATTGTAAATTTGATCATGTACATACCAGTGCAAGACTTCAGATATCTTAAACGATTTTGTTACTTCGATACTACACTGGAGAAGTATAATCGCAAAGCCATGATGCGTCTCAATCGCACTCAGGTATTACTGCTGTATACACTCTATGATCTCACTCGTAAGAAACCAACAGCAACAGCACCTTTCATTGGTAAATACTTTCTTGTATCAAAGAGCAAACGCAGTGCAAGATTTCATACAGTCAAACAATTGCACATACTGGAAGTAGCAGAACTTGTGTTGCATATCACTGATAAAAATGGATTCTATCATTGGTCATTAACACTGCTTGGTCACAATACACTCAAAGCAATTGAACGCATGATTCGCAAACAAGAAAATGTTTCAAAGATCAGTTCTCGATCCTCTGTCTTAACTCAATTATTCTCCTCTCAAAACAAGTGATAATACCTGGCTTTGTGTGTATTTGATTGTGACATTGCCAACACAGTATTGCGATGTTATCTGGATCATATCTTAGCAATGGAAATTTTGATTTCTCCAATAGATGATGGAAGTTGAATAACTGTGGCTCATGGATAATATTCTCACATCCTACTGCCTGACATTTGTTGCTCGTTCTATTGAGCCAGACATCCATGTAAAAATCAATATCATCTTGCTTCCTCTCACGAAACATATGTTGCTTCACTCTTACAGATGCTGATGTTGCACATCGTTTGCATCTCCCATGAGAGAAGATCAGTCTCATCTTGTGACATTCAATGCACTCTTTTGGTTTCTGTCTGATAGCCATTTTACCAATGAGAATTGATTGTTATAGCAAGATATAATTTATATCCATTCATTGATCAAAACGTGAGGTCGATAGTTTTTTCCATAGAATTATGTGGATAACTTTTTGGATCTTTTTTTTGCTACGTTAAAGAATTGGATATCAAATATATCTGAGGCATACAGTCCACAGTAAAAACTTACACTGGCGGTTGATGCTATGTGGTATACAGTCCACAGCTATCTTTGTGGGAGTTCTTTGATAGGCCAGTTGGAAGCCAGATACCACGACAAAACGGTCAAACTCGCTCTGAGACTACGTTTCAGACGATCCTCACTCCGAAAATTGTCAGGTAGATCACACTTGATCACTGGTTGTACAACGGAAACAGCGCAAGACAGACTTGAAGAATACTCTAACGGAGATTCGCACAGACAGCAGCCACCACGTTTCATTTCTCATAGGAGAAAGTAAGCAAACGGATTCTGCAAAGACTAAATGTTCACGATGTAATATCGTTCACTGTGTACGAAAATTTTTCACTGACACTGCGCCCTTCATTCACCAGCTTTCGATTTATCACTGCTGTGTGTGGTCTTGAGGCCAGATGATTGTATCGTACAATGGTAATCGCCATTGCTGATGAGACTATACAAGTCGAAACGGAAAAAAAATAAACTATACAGATATGTCAATGGAATTAATCAACATCGCAATTGCAAATGATGCAGATTTTTGGGTGAGTATGTCAGGTGGAAAAGATAGTGAAGCAACAGCACTCACACTGAGAGCAAATAACATCAGGATCGCTGGTGGAGTTCATGCTGATCTCGGTAGACTGGAGCATAAAGAATCAGGTGATCAATGTCAGCAGTTAGCTGCTGAGTTAGGCATTCCACTGGTAGTAGTGAGAAGAACAGATGGTGCAGATATGTTAACTCACTGGAGAAACAGAATGCTGAAGTTGAAATCACAGGGTAAGATCAACGTAGGTGGTAAGACTACCCCATTCTGGAGTTCATCTGGCGCACGTTATTGCACCAGTGATATGAAGCGTGAGCCGATCAACAAACACTTCCGTAGTGTAAAAAATAATCTCATCGTTTCGTGTGAGGGTATCAGAGCGGATGAAGGGGATGCGAGAAAATTCAAATCACCAATAGCAGTTAGATGGGCAATCACATCTGAGTATTACATGAAGTTCGCTGGAGTTGCAGTAAGAGTGAAGCAGATAAAAAAATTGAATGATTCAGCAAAAGCAATGAAGTCATCCAATCCACTCAAAGCAAAAAAATATAGCCAGATCGCAGTGTTGGAAAGAGAAGTGCTGGAGATTGTTCTACCAGTATACAATCCAAAAAAGCGTTTGGCTATTACATGGTTTCCAATTTTCAATTTCACTACTGATGAAGTGTGGGCAACAAGAGGACACACCAGTGCAGATTTGCAAGCAGCAAGAATTGAATTCAAGCAGACTGGTAAAGCAAATGACTGGAGATTTCATCCAGCATATGCGAAGGGAAACAACAGGGTATCATGTGTGTTCTGTGTGATGGGTTGCAGTAATGATCTCGCAGTAGGCGCAAAACATTATCCTGAGTTACTCAAGGAAATGATTGCACTGGAGAAAGAAGGTAACGCAACATTCAAGGATGGTGAATCACTGGAGAGATATTTATAAGTTCAATGGGTAGCAGTGTATGCTGTGAGATTCAAATCTAACTACCCACTAATATTTAATCAACAAAAAAAACAGACAAATGAACACAAAAATTGAATGCCCAAAATGTGGCCGCACAAATTGTACAACAATTGATAACGAGCCATTGAGCCATGACAAAGAGTGGTTAACCAAAAATGGTATGCAGTTCGATAACCAGTTGTATGTATTCTTCCGGTGCAATGACTGCGACAATAGGTTTCGTGGTACACTGGAGATAATCACACAGAGTGAACACAAGGCACTCACTGGTCTACAGAGCAAGTTTCCAAATGGCTTTGCTTCATGGATAGAAACGCATCACGAAGTTGTGGCCATTATAACCAACGAACTTAGAAAAAATGAAAGAGAAGGATCGGTTATCTGGAAGAGACAAATCGAACAAGGCACTGGTGGTATGTTTGAGTTAGCAGAAGAGTGGACAGATGAATTTGAAAAGAAGAACATAGATAGAGAATGGGATGGTGAATTCTTTGAAGAGGTTGAAGATTTCTGTATCGCAAAAGACAAAGCAAATTAATCACACTGGCTGCATCGCTATAGGCACACCATCGAATGGTAATGCAGCCACTAACAAATTTCAAAAACAAAAAAGCAAACACAATGAAAAGTTTAATCGCAATCGCAGCAGTAATCATGTTATCATCATTCACCAATGGTGATCATTGCAAGGGTAAAAAGAAAGATGGCACACCATGTCAATCTACAATCGTAAGCAAAGCCACTGGCTATTGCAATGCACACAATCCAAACGCAAAGAAGTGTGTGTTCATCAAGAAAGATGGAGAGCGTTGTAAGATGACTGTAAAGGCCACAGAGACACTTTGCAGATTCCACAAGTAAATGGTAAGGGTAGCAGAATAGGATCGCCAGTGCGATCTTATTGCTGTGAGATTCGATTCTAACTACCCACTAACAATTATTCAATCTTAAAATTTAATCGACATGACAACAGATCAGTTATTGCAAGCAGCATTTTATGCACTCAATGAAATTCCAAACAAAGAGATCAGTGGTGAATTCAAAAACAGTTATGCACTGGCAGCAGCACTTGGTAATCATCTTAGGAAAGAAGATGATGCATCGTATCTCCTGACGTTCACATTGCGTACCACATACAAGGATGGAGTGAAGGACAATGATTACACTGAAATATTCTGTGATGAATCAGAAGGTCGCACACCAAAGCAACAGGCACATGAAAGGATGGAAATGTTACGCAGCCAGTATGATTCCATGTATAGCAAGACAGAGATGTACACTTGGAACATCGCTAAGATCACAAGCACCAGCGAACATTACAACTTAGGTAATGAGCCAGCACCAGTGCAACCAGCAGATGATCTCGTTACACTGGAGAGAGGCGCAGAGATAAAGCAAGAGCAACCATCACTTACGTTTGAAGTAAGATCATCACATGGCACACTCACTGCTGCTAAATCAAATGGTGCAGTTGTGAATTGTGTGCTGAATGATAACGAAGATGAAGATGGACACTCACTACTTGATATCACCAAGTTCGATGTGAAAGAGTTTCGCACCTATCATAACATCGGCATCGATGCAATGCCTGATAGTATCGACATACTCGATCTTGGTTACTGGTATGATAACGGAATTGGATTATACGAATCACCGGATGGTGACTGGAGAGAGATGATGATCAACATCGCAGATGACTAAATGATCTCAGGGTAGCAGAACGAAAGTTGCTGTGGATCGAATCCAACTACCCACTAAATATTTAATCAACAAAAACAAACGACAAATGACAGTTAATCCAAGTCTCACTCCAGAGACTTTAAAAGCAACAGATGAAATGATAGATGCAGCCAATGCGCTGATCTTAGCAACAGCCTATGCCAGTGTAGTAACTCCAGTGGTAGAAAAAATCCACCAAGATGTGCTAAACGAAAATCGTTATGCATGGGATATGAAAATTGTATTCTGTGGCCGTAGATCGGAGAGTGACAAAGTAAACTTCCTGAAAGAGAATGGTGAGTATTGCAGCAAGCCATCACTTGTCCAACTTACAGGCAGCAAGAACTTCAATGACTACTTCGTTCAGGTAGCAAAAAAACTTGCACTGGCTGGCTTTGAAGTGAATGATGATGTATGCCCAATGCTGGAAGCAATAGATTTAGAATGGAAGGCGAAGAAGGTGCTTATCGATACCATGCAACCAACTACTGGTTTCAAGTACGATGACTTCTTCAAGACAACGAAGTGGAAAGAACATATCGAGAGGTATGTTGATCTACTCTTGAGGTGGCTTGCACCACATCTCAGGAACACACTGGTAAAATAATTTAATCAATCTTAAAATTTAATCGACATGAACAAAGTAGCATTTAAAGAAACAGACATTTTTTGGCAACCGGAAATCACCGAAGATGGTGATGGGGTAATCGGCCATGAAGATGAAGAGTATTTATTTTCATTTGAAGTATGGAGTACGTTAAGAAATCTTTTAAAGGATTATCCTAACTGTGAACCAGTGGAACACGAAAGAAGTGAGTTTGATATAGAGTATCCAAATTTTGTAGATGAGGTCGCATTCAATTCGCCTCCAGACAGATCAACAGAAGATGAGTTGATCATCTTGGAGTTGTTATGGAAGTGCGAGATGGAATCATAAGATCACTGGACTGGCTGGTTAATTCGCAGTAGCATTTCAATTGCACCAGTCCACTAAACAATTCAATCATTTAAAATTTAATCGACATGACAACAAAGCAGACAATCGACATCACCCCAAGATGGGCAGAGTTATTACCAGCAATGCTTCAATTGCACAGGCAGTACAATAAGAAGCGTAAGCCTACACTGGAAGATGCAAAGTGGTATGAAACATTGCTTGCAGAATTCAAGACGATGGCATTCGCTGCTGACAAGTGGAATGCACATGAGAAACTCAACACTGGTGAGGTAAAGACAGATCATTACAACACACTGGTGAAGATCACTGGTGGTAGTTATGATAGCATCGGCAGATACTTCTATGCGCACATCGACCAATTGAATCGTGCATGGATCAACATACCAGCAGGAGTGTATGATGCAAACAAATTTGAGATCGTAGCAGGTCAATAAGATCACACTGGACTGTTCAGGTTAACTCGCTGTGGCACTCGATGCAAGCAGTCCACGAAATATTTAATCACAAAAATTAAATGACAAATGCCGACACAAAAAGAAATGGAAACTTATCCAGACACTTGCGATAAGTTAATCGTATCGCTTTACGATTCATCAGAAGCATGGCCACAGCCATATGCTGATGCAGGGTATCCTGTAATGTTTTGGGATATGAATCACGAAGGTGATATCATTCACCACTGGTCAACATTCATGGACAACATTGAAGAAGCAATCGAAGAAGGTTATTATCCGTATGGCCTACTGGCAGCACCACCATGCGATCATTTCGCTTCCAGTGGTGCAAGGTGGTGGAAAGAGAAAGATGCCAGTACAGAGCGTGTAGGCCACAAGGACATTGCCGAAAACAATGTTGACTTGGGAGTGCTGCTTGCTGAGATACCGATGCTGATATTGGATCAGGTAGAACAACACTTCGGTTATGAATTCAAGTGGTGGGCATTAGAGAATCCTGTTGGCCGTATTGAGAAAATGTGTCCAGACTTAAAGCCATACAGAAAGATGATGTTCGATCCATGTGACTATGGCGATCCATATACCAAGAAAACTATTCTATGGGGAACATTCAATCCCGATCTTCCCAAGACACCAGTAGAGCCAGAGTACGTTACCTATGTGAAGAAGGATGGATCGCTCACAAGGTTTGCACCACAGTTTGGTCGCACTGGTGGTAAGTCTGCAAAGACAAAAGCGATCAGGAGTAAAACACCAAGCGGATTTGCCAAAGCGTTTTTCCAAGCAAATCAATAGGCCAGGTAGATGATGATGGACTGCGATCAGGTCGTGGAGTTCAAACTCGACAGTCCACTAAATATTTAATCAACAAACGACAAGACAATGGACTTAACTATTTTTTCATTTGGCGCAGGGCAAGAATCAACTTACCTGTTGCATAAGCTGGTCAGCGATCCAGCGTTCAGAGCCAAGCACATCAAAGGCCACTTGCTGGTTGTAGGATCAGACACTGGCGATGAGCATCCGCATACTTATCAGAATGTGGAGAAGCTAAAGTTGTTCTGCAAGTACAACGATGTTGAATTCTATTGGGTAACTCCTGACATGGGATATCACACGAACACATGGCAGAGTCTCACTGGTCAGTACAAACGCAACAGTTCAATTGGCTCTGCTGCATTCAAACAGACTTGCACTGATAACCTGAAGGTGAAAGTGGTTGACAACTTTGTTGAAGGCTGGTTGAAGAAACAACTTGGCAAGCCTGATGCAAAGCGTAAGACGATCTTCAAAGGGATCACTGACATCAGGCTCATACTTGGATTTGCGAAAGGTGAGGAATCAAGGACAACCAGTGGCAACAAATTTGATGCAGTGTGGAAGAAGAAGTCAATGGTGCGTTACTTCCCACTCATTGAAGATGGGATCACTCGTCAGGATTGTATTGACTACAATACGATCAACATCCCATACACTGTGTGGCCATCCAATTGTATGCGCTGTTTCTATCAGGCAGATCAGGAAGTGTTGTGGTTGCACAGAAACTTTCCTGAGAAGTTCCTTGAGTGGTACACGATGGAGCAAGCGAAGCTGACCAAGTACGCTGGTGCTGATAAGAACTATGGAGTGTATGGCAAGGTCTTACTGATGCAGAAGCTGGAGAAGGCCACTGATCTGTATGGTCACTGGAGTGATGAGCAACTTGATGAATACAAGTTCTCACATGGCCACTGTATAAAGTCAAAATATTGATCACTATAAAAACTAAAAGACAAATGACAAAGCGAATTCCCATCCCAAGAGTTGATCTTAAAAGAAAGCTGGTCTGCGTATACTCTACGCAGCTTTCCATGTTTGAGGTTTGCCAGATGACAAACAAAGGCACAGTCTCAAAGATGTTCAAGCCACAGGTTGCATTCACTGATGACGTACACAAAGCCTTCAAGCGATTCACTGTGCCATTCGCACGTTTCAGAATCGTGGCTGGAGTGAAGCGTGATCAGTGTAAGACATGGAATGAATGGATCGAAAGAGTATGGCAAAAAGCAAATCAGAAATAGTATTTTTAAATTTTAAAACTATACAAATGGCAGCGAAACATTATCAGCTTCTTTCACTTCCACAGATCACTTCAGCTAATATCGATAAGAGGGTTGCAGACAAGCAAGAAGAAATCAGGTTGAAGTTACCGGACATCTTCACCCATTTACCATACGCTGAAGAAGTAGGCAAGGATTTGCTTTACTTAGTGGCATTAGAAAATGCAAGGACACTAATGAACACAATTGATTACAGAAATTATGAGAAGGCAGGTAAGCCAGTGGATTACGAAACCTGGCTACAACAGAATGCTGAATGATCACAGGAGTGGCTGCGAATTAACTTGTCGTGGGTTTCGATACCGACAGCCGTCTAAATATTTAATCACAAAAAAACAAATGACAAAATGGAAAAAGAAAAGAAAGTCTCAGTAGGGCAACAGTTGGTTATTAACCACACTGACAAAGCGATCCTTGCGTATGAAGCATGGAGAAGAGCCACACAGATAGAGTGGTCGCATAAGTACCAGTGCTATAAAAGATTTTTCGGTAAAGCGTTTACCAAAAATCCAAAGACACCACAACAATTGTATAACATCTACAAAAAAGAAAGCAATGGCAAAATCAGTTAAAGGTCTTGAGGACTATGGAATAAAAAATCTTGAAGATTTTCTTGACAGGCTGGAGTTATTTATGTTTCATGGCGGCACTGATATCTTAAACGCTATGAGTAAAACGCACCTAACAGAATATATGTGCAGGAAGTATTTGAATGAAGCTGTTGAAAAAGGATTCTATAAAAAGTCATGGCTGCGTGGTGATGCAAATAAAAAGAACACTCCAATGTCAATGCGGTATCTACACAAATATTATTACACTAAAATTAAAGACCATGCAACCGATCAGGGAACTTAATGAAAGAGAAAACATCGTTCTTGAATACTGTCAGGAACACGCACAGGATATCATCTGGATATACAAGGTTGTTGAGTATGCAACCGAGCAAGGGATCGCATTAAAAGAAAGCAAGGCTGGTGCGATCCTGTTGCAGTTCTCCAGATGTGGATGGCTTAACAGGTTACCACGATCATCCAGAGGATGGGGATTAGGATGGGATGTGCAAGCGTACACTGTCAAGCCTATTGTAATTCCGAAATGATTCACAGGACTGGTTGCTTCAGGCAAGGCATCGAATGCCAGCCAGTCCACTAATATTTAATCACAAAAACTAAAAGACAAATGAACAAAGAAACAAGGGATCGAGTTGCTAAACTGCAAAGCGATCTCAATGTAGCGCACAGGAATCTTGGTAACCTTCAAGAAGAACTCTTCCTTATCATAGAGGTAGAACGGGAAGCGGAAGCTAGTGACCAAATTTTTGAGATACTACAAAGCGCATCAAAATTAGTTATGAACGCTGGCACTGACCTTGAGGTATCGGTCAGTGTTCTTGGTGGCATCGTTAATCACCAAGAGCAACCGAAAGTTCTCAAGACATCGTTCAACGATCAAGAGAAGAAGGAATTGCATGGAGGCTTTCATGGTAATATTCGTTTTGATTTACTCAACGACCAAAACGAAAGAGTGCTATCATGTTACAGAGCAACGATACCAGGTGGCCTTGATTTTATGAATGCGAAGATGGAAGAACACAAAAGCACATGGTTTACTGTTCATATAATGAAAAAGACTGGCGGTAAGTTCAGGTCTGTTGCTCATTTAGAAACAGAAGCAGGTACAATATTCCAACATTAAAAAAACATACAATGAAAAAAGAATTCAAGTATGAGGCCATCATGTATTTCACTGGCAAGCGGAAGTCCTTCACTGATTATATCGACATCTTTGCAGCCAATGATTCAGTAGCACTCGCAACGGCTACTGAATACCTGTTAGAGACAGAAGGTGCAAGTGCTATTCACTTCCGTAAGGTCGGCAACAAGAAATGGAGAGCCGTTAACCAAAGTGAAGTGATGTCGCATGACTTCAGAGACATGAAGTATTACATCGATTACGTTACCGAATGCATCGAAAACAGGAGAAAGCCAATGACGTTTGAGAAGTACAATGGATTACTCGATGGTGAGAATTGCATAATGGGTACTATCATGTAACCGGAAGTGAAGTGGTGCGCTGAGTTCGATTCTCAGCCACTTCCCAAGAATTCTATATCTTAGTGACTAATGAGATCGAAGTCACTTAACCTACCAAAGCGAATTGCAATCGCAAGAAAATTCCTTAAAGGATCGTCAGTCAGAGAACTTGCAAAAGAATACAGCCTGGCTGAACAAACCATTGCTGGCTACTTGCGCAATCACATTGATAAAAACGGAAGAGTGATCTCTGCGCCACCAGCGATGTCGAAGGAATTGCAGCTACCAGGTGAAAAGTGGAAGGTAGTACCAGTGCCATCCAAGAACAAGATAGAAGCCAGTAATCTTGGCCGTATCAAGAGCCACGCATATGGTAGGGAGAGGATACTTGATGGCAATATAAAGTTCGGTTACAGATCGATCTGCTACCGAGTAAAGAATAATAAACGAAGAGATGAACTAAGCCATATGCTTGTTGCAAAAGCCTGGCTTGAGCCAAGACCATCAACAAGGCACGTTATCGTTCATCTGGATCACAACAGGTGGGATAACAGTCCAGCGAATCTGAAGTGGATGATCAAGCGTGATGCACAACGTCACGCACGACATTCGCCTTACATGGAGATACTACGCAAACGTGCAAGAGCGATGCCTACCGAACAGGCGAACAAAGCCAGGTATGGTAAGCTGTCTCGTAAGGAGGTCATCAGCATCAAGCAGAAGATACACAATGGCAGAAGGATAATTGATATCGCAAAGGAATACGGGATCGCAGAGATGACTGTATCACGCATTCATCGGGGTATCATATGGGCAGATGTTCTTCCGCAATTAACCAGGAAGAAAAAGGAGTTGAAAATAGTGCCAGTGGAAACAAGGATCAAGATCATCAATGCACTTCGTGCTGGTATGCAGGGAAAGGTAGCTGCTGCACTGTATGGCTTCGATCCTACCACCATCTCCCGTATTAAAAAATCGTTACAACATGGAAACGATTAAGCTGCCAGAATTCATCAGTACCTTTGTTGCTGGCAGACAACTATTGATACGCACCACCAATCCGCATTTAATCGGTGAGGTGGTGCAGTATCAAAGCACAGATCAGATGTTACAGGCAGTTGGCTTACTCAATGTAGATCATGTTCCCTACTTCATAAACACAAAGAGAAACGTGGCGATCATATTTGTAGGCGCAATGGGCAAGGTACAGATCACACCAGGCTTCCAACAACAGATCAGAGAGGTCATCTTTACGATGGCCGATTACTATTTAAAAAATTTTTGATAACCCATAAAATAAGTACAATGAAAAAACAGGACTTAGTGAAATCGGTATGCGCTGCCGTAAAAGAATTGCGCATCAGCAAAGATGTATCTCAGGTTGCGCTGGCTGAGAAGTCAGGAGTGGATCGCTCTTATATCATTCGCCTGGAAACAGGCACTGCAAACAATCCTTCTATTAAGCAGATCGAGAAATTGGTGAAGGCACTTGGTGGGAAGATCGTGATCACGATCTCCTGATCATAGCCATGTTCCTTCTTACCAGTTCATTCTTCATCCACACTCTTTGCGCCAGGTCTTGGCGATTATAATTCCACAATTGATTACTGATCTTCTCTGCTGCCTCACGCATCTTGATGCGATAGGTCGCTGACATTCGTCTGTAGTAAGGTAGATCGATGCGAAGGTAGTTGCAGATATCTTTCTCTCGGAAGCCAGTGGTTTCAGCCAGGCCAATAAAAACAATGACAGCAGTATCTGCACTGCACTCGATCTCAGGGTTGCAGTGGAACTTTCGTTGCATGGGTTTGTTCCATACAAACTGTCCTTTCAATGCACTTTCTATATCGCACAATTCCATAGTAGGATGACACTGGATTACGCTCTGAGGATACAATTGATATCCCAAATTAAGAATTTTTTTTATCTTCATTAAAACATATATAAATGAAACAACACAACGGCCTCACACCAGCCGATCAGAAAATCTGTAAACGATTCCGTAAGACAAGGATCGAGGCAGAACAAACTCAAGCAATCTTTGCAAAGAAACTCGGAACTAACGTGCCATACATCAAGGCAGTCGAGCAGGAGAAATTTGTACCCAACTTTATGATCATGCGAAAGTGGTCGAGACTATATGACAAGGATTATAGCTGGATCATCGATGGCAAATAAAACTGAGAATTCTTTGGAATTTCCGAGAAGTCGTTTATCTTAGGAGTAATTTTATTTTCTAATTAAAAACTATACAGTTATGGCAAAGTCAACAAAGCAAAATGGAGTATCGAATTCTCCATACAAAATCGAAGCAGGTATTGAAATAACGGGTGCTTCCCGAAACCCTGATAGTTGGAAGCGATATCCATTCGGTGATATGAAAGTTGGCGATTCATTCGCTATACCCGAAAACGATGAACATGGTGCGCCACATCGTATTGCACACGCAGCAGCTATCTACAACCAACTCTTCAAGACCAAGATGCACTTTACATCAAGGAAGCAAGCAGATGGCTCACGCAGATATTGGAGAGATCAATAATTAATAAATTAAAAAACTACTAATTATGGCAACTCCAAAATCAGACAACGGACAAAGCATTTCACCTTACAAGATAGAAAGAAATATTCCAGTACAAGGCAGAGCAAGAAATTCGGAAGCATGGAAACGATACCCATTAGAGAAGATGAAAATCGGTGATTCATTCTTGATGAAAGAAAGCGATCCGAATGCTAAACCACACTTGGTACAACCAGCAGTCAAAAATTACAACAGAGTATTTGGTACTAAGATAGAATGTGTATCAAGGTTGCAGCCTGATGGTGGTCGCAGAGTTTGGCGAATCAAATAATCATTCACTTAAAACCTTAACCCATGTATAAAGTAGATAAACCAGCGAATGTAGTAGCAAGCAAGTGGCAGTTAGAAACGAAACAATTTCCATTTGGAAATTTAACGAAGCCAGGCGATCTCTTTATTATCCCATTCACAAGTGTGTTTGCAAAAGAGCCTCATCAGATTTACCAGTCGGCCAATGAGTATGCAAGGCTGCGACCAGGCTTTCATATATCAACGGCACTTGATAGCATTGGTAACAGGATCGTGAGGCGATTAAAGTAATTCGCTTACATTTGAGCATTGAATCACATTGTGATTTGCTTTTTAAGCTGTCGTTTAAGTACGGCAGCTTTTCTTTTTTCCATGATCTCAGGATTGATCATGTACTCATTGCCTACACGAATAACAATTCCCTTTTGGTGCAGATGATGCAGCACCTTACTTCTTACATTGGTTATCGGTGAATGATCAAATGACATCATCCGATAACATCTCGTACCAGTGATCTTCATATGAGCCACGATCACTGATCCTTCATGCAGCACCAACAAACGCTTTACGTTATACTGTGCCTTCGTTAGTTTCATGTTCATTTGATTAGTTATTGTGGTTAAATAATAAATCATACACCTCAACAAACTTCTTTTTAAGTTCCTTGAATTCTTTCTCCTTGTGGTAATATTTTAATTCAGCTATTGGCCTTAGTCTATCTCTGTGTACACACACCCTATCACCATGACCAAAATTTTTATTTACAAGCGAATCGAGAACATCCTTCTTTGATAAAAACCCGACAATCTCATAGCTTCTGTCTTTGACAACAACCAGGATATTTATCAAAGCCTTTATCTCTTCTTTAGTGTCATATATCATATACCCATCCCGACCAGTATATCCACTTGTTTTCACCTGTACAGACCACTCATCAAGATTAAGGTCTTGGATACCCCCATCACCATTTAAACTGACTGATGTGTCCATAGGAATGCCGAAATACTTAGCTACTGCAAATTCACCAGCTACTCCCAAGTAGTCGGTGAGGTGCTGATTGTTATTCAGTATATGCTGATCCCTATTTGGATTTGCTTTATCCTTGATCTCGTATCGCTTTCTTGCGAGATCGTTTATCTCTTCAAATTCATCATCTGTAAATATCCCTTTCACGTCTCCTTTATTTTTATGTTATACAATGCCAGCATTAATTTCTTTTTGATGTTGTACACCCTTGTCTTAACTCCTTTCACATCTTCAACAACAAACCCTGATCTGTCCAGGTATGTGAAGTCAGCGATGTAATTGCAGATGTGTGTACCATGCACATCGAGCGCAAACGATACTTGCAACTTCAGATCACTGATCTTCCCTGCACGTTGCAGCAGCTTCAGCATTCCGTATCTATCTGCTTCTTTCTTTGATTGGAACTTGATCCCATCAATGACAGGATGGTACACACCATACTTGCCATACTTTTTCTTCTCCATTAAAAATTGACAGCAACTCTTTCACTCAAACCGAAATACAATTTTCTTCTCTCCAGTGCCAGTTCCAGGTAATCCACCTGGTCGAACTCAAATCGCCTGGTCTTTCTATTTAAGTCAAATAATATGAATCCCCTGTGGCCTACAGTCTTTTGATCTTTAATTTTTTTCGTATGGAACTCTACAAGAGGGTTTGCAGGATCAGTTTGCATAAATGGTCTGTGATAAACCAATATGTTACTCATCTTGTTTGACCACATCGCTCCACCAGCCAGATCAAATACATCTGGACATGGATAGTTCCCATCTTTACCTTTCGTCATCTTCGCAGGATGTGCGATCACCAGGAAGTAAATGTTATTCTGTTGTGCGAAGCGAAGGAAGTCTGCCAGCACTCCTTCCAGGTACTTGTCATCACGATAGTTACTTCCACGATAATCATTGGTCATTTGGTTAAAAGGATCAATGTCCACTCCATCAATTTTTTCTTTGATGATCAGTTCCAAAAATCGTTGCTTGATATATTCAGGAGTCGGAGACAGATCAGTTGGTGCGATGTAGAAGAAGTGCTTGCTTATAAAATCATAGGCCGCATTGTACTCCGCTCTAACCGGACAGCCTGGATTATTCGGAGTACAATCGCAGCCTAATAAAATTTCTGTGAGTTCGTGATAATAATTATGCACTGGATAATCTTCTGGAGGAAATGATGCAAACTTTTCATCCAGTGCCACTGCCCTGAGTACCTGAAACCATTTCTTGAACATTGACTTACCATAATTGCCAATGCCAGTGAGTAAAGTGATCTCTGATCTGCGCATCTTAAACAAGCGATCCAGTTGTGGTATGCCAATAGGAACTACAAACTCGTATCCGTTCTCGTATATCTTGAATGCTTGCTCCTTCACATCCTGGCCATACACCACATCACGCAGCCTGGCTGCTTCATCATCGATCTCGATCTTCACTTCCTTCATCGTTACCTTATCATACAATGTTTCCCTCTCAAAAAATGCAGAGCCGAATTTATCTTTGTTCTTCCGGTATGCAGACTTGATCGCTTTCCTTCCTTCTTTATCAGTGAAGTCATTGGATGTTGGAAACTCACGCAAGATCATGGCTATCGCTGTATCTTCCCACACACCGAATCTGCACAAGGCACAGGCCAGCTTGAACACAAACAAATTTCTTTCACCACTCACGAATGCATCATTGCGATTCGACAACCACTTCAGTATGTTGCGGAATATATTTTCATCTTCTCTTACCGCTTCAGTTGTTTCAATGCGCTCAACAGTTTTTGTTTTTGTAAATGCTACTGCATCGGTCTTGATTGTGATACTCGGATCATATGATTCGTAGCATACTCTGGATGGATTGACACCACTGCGATCTACGTCCTTGAATACATCTTGCAATGCAGCGAAGTGTTCACGATGCTTGCTACCATCAGCGATCTTTACCAGTGCCTTCAGTCCATTGCCTCTTGGTGAGAGCCACAGCGCATAAATAAAATTGTGGCGCAGTATATCCACCGCCAGCACGTCTACATTCACCTCATCGAAGTCAAGCACCAGGTAACCGGAATGCTCAGTCAGGCAGCTATCCTTTCGTTCAGTGAACTTACCGGAGAAACATATCGATGGCAGATCACGCTTCAGCAGATCAGCTTTCTTCTTATCAAGCGTGAGCCTGATCTCTTCAATTCTCTTTTGGCTCTTGCCAGTCTTAATACGATCCAGTGCCGCATCAACAGTTATGTAATGCGGATCATTGGAATAAATGTTTTCGTAGATCGTACACATCATCTTACCATTCGTTACTAAACTTTGAAGTTTGTTGTTGTGGTTGCACTCCATTGCTCGACACTATTTCATTCTCCCACCTTCTTTGATTGAGATAGGTTGCAGGGTGCGGCCTGAAATGTTTATCTGGCTGCGCAACTTTAAAAAGAGGAACGTGATCCATGATTGCATCACGTTCCTGGTCGTTCAACTTATTCCATAACCGCTCTGCACGAACTCTGTCACCAGTCTTGCGATCATAGAGATTCCAAAACTCGTTGAACGATTTATTGATCAGAGGGATAGCATCATTTGTTTCTTCCTGGCTCTCTTCACCAGGCTCTTCCATTGGCACAGGCTCACCTACTCCATTCACCATCATGTCTACCAGGTCACGATCTTTCACTGCACTTAGTTCACTGGTCACACGCTTCTGAAACTTCCAACTCTTATTGCCGTTGTACTTGCGCCAGTTGAGCATTGCGATCTCACCTGTCTTTCTACTGTAAGCGATCTTCTGATCCTTTTCAAACTTATTCAGTATACTTTTTAATTCAGCCTGGCTGTACTTCAGATCGGCACACATCCTGTTCAGTGTTGTTTCATAGATGCCACAGGCACTTGTTCTCTCATTGGTGATCAGGTACAGGAATGCATCACGCTCTTCAACTGATAGTGAAACGATGTAGGGATCACTCCAGAAACTCATATGTACTGTTCTGTATAAGGCCATGCTCTTTTTAATTTATGAGTTCAAGTTTTTCTCTGAGTACAGGAAACCGGATTCCTTTATCATTCTGCACGATGCAGATGCCTTCAAACTCTGCAACGATCTGTACAACATCACCTGCCTTGCCATAATAGATCGGATGCTTCTTATCGATCCTCTTGAATGATGTGATATCATCTATTAGTTTATACTTCTTCATCGAACTTCATTTCCGTTTGCACCTCTGGATCAGGTATATTTATTCCAAACACATCTGCTGCCCACATCCTGATCATCTCGCAATAGTTGCTGAATTCTTCTTTGTTAAGTTCAGTGGTGGTATCTGCTCTTTCATCTACCTGGCCATTGGGCAGGTAGACTTTTATGCTATTGAACTTTTCTTTCATCCAATCATGCACACCATCATTATCTATCCTGTTGCCAAGTTGCATGAGTGCAAACATGATCTCCTGGCAGATCACTCCACGATACCAGTTGTTTTGTTTGGTAGTACGCTTGCCTCTGTTCTTTACTACCAGGATCACGTCAGCATCGGGATGCTTCTTTATCTCCTGGTCAAAGCGGCCACGATTCTGCAAGACCAGTCGGCCTCCAGCAATGTATCCGTAGGTTTCAATTTTCATCTCTGTCAACTACGTTGCGTAAGTGTTCATTGATTTGTGCCTGTGATGGATTCACTGTTTCGTGAATGGATGGTTGCAGATGCCTGAGTCTTGCTTCAAGACGTGCGAAGAGATCATAGTCAACACAACCAGCAATAAGTGCAAGTGCTTCGATCTTCTTTTGTTCCTGTGCAGTTTTATCATCATCAAACTTTGCATTGAGTGCAAGATTGATCAGCATTCTTTTTTCATCAGGCTTCGGACAATTCTCAAGGAATTCTTTTTTGGCATTATCCATCTCTTCATATGGAGTAGGCTCAAACCCTGCCGCTTTCATTATCCAGCCAAGCAGCATTCGCCAGGCTTTTCCTTCCGCTCTTGTCTGCGCCATCGATAACACTGCATACTCAGTGAAGTCATGCTTTCCGAATTCATCATTAGTGCAGATCATCTCTCCCCTGCTGAGTAACTTATCATCAGTGTACCTTCTCACCTCCACTACTGCACGATATTTATATCCAATTGTCTTTACTTCCTTCGGATTATTCTTCCTGTCAAACCACTTGTAATGCTTAGCCTGGTAATCACTTTCATTCTTTACTTCCACGCACACTGGATAAAGACCAAACTGCGATCCGCAGAATTGCCAGGCTTCGACATATGCGTATGGCCGATCCTGTATGTTGCGCACCAGTTGTTGTTCGGTTACAAATTTCTTCAGCATATTAGCTACCTCAAGTGCCTGTCGTGGTTTGGCAATATCAAATCCTTCAATGGTGAGCGAAGGAACATTGTTCTCTTCCTCATGTTCTCTTGGTATTTCCTTTGTTGGAAATTTTGTTGTTGTCGCTGTCATATGAATTTATTTTAACGGGTTGCTTAATTCAAGTTCTTCACGCTTGGCTGTGATCTTCTTTAGCAGCAGTTCTTTTATCTCAGGCATCGAGTGATGACCAGCATATCTTTCTGCAAGCAGATAAATCATATCCCTGCAAGCAGCCAGGTGCTGATCAGTTGTGCTGGTTGATATCCACCTGCGAATAGTTTCGGCACTTGATTCAATCGCTTCCATTTTGTCTCTTCTCTTTTAAATATTCCTTCACTATATCTCGGCATTCTCTTTCTACGATCCATGATCTGTAATCATCCCACTCCATATACAACTTGCTTACACGCTGCGTGTGTTCGCCATGATGGTTGATGTCATCGTAGATCGTTTCAAACCTTACCATCACTACATTACCATATACATCATAATCATCGAGCCATCCGGTACGTCTCATTAGCCTGGCTGCATCAACCTTACTTAGTTCCAATTCTTTGATCTCATCTTCCTTACTGGTTGAATAGAATATGATCAGTCCGTTTTCGCCAGCGTGAAACTCTTCTATCGTGATGTTTGGCAGTGTGACCATATACTACTACATTTGCCATGTCATTTAGTCGATTAAATATTGGGGAGATTGCCTTTGTCAGCAGTCTCCCTTTTCTTTATTAGCAGTTGTTCTGGCAGCGATTCAAGCAAATACCTCATCGAGTTTCCTTCACCTGTGGTACTTACTCCTGCTCTTCGCAAGGCTCGTAACTCAAGTCGGGTAAGTCCGTAGGCGGTAGCCAGGAATCTTCCACTCACCCATGTCTCCTTACTTTTCACTTGCAGATGCACCATGAGCGAGTCCATCTTATCATTGAGGCTCTTTAACTGCTGCTGCAACTTTCTTTCGTTTGTCATTTACCTGTAGCTTTACAAGTGAATCAACTCTTGTTATATTATAATGTCTGCTGATGGTGTATAGCACAGCATACTTGGTTAGCTGGTCGCTTCCTGTCTCCAGCCACCGGATCACCGAGAAGATTTCCTTGCCAGTGACCTTTGCGATCTTACCGATGAGTTCTGGATCAGCAGCGATCCGCTTGAGGTACTCGTCTTTTAACTGGTACATTATTTTCTTTTTGATTGTAGCAGGAAGGTACAGACAGATTATATAGAATAACATAGATTCTATATAATATTATGCACAACTATTGTGCATTTTTCTGCACACTTTTTCCATAGATTTATCCACATTTAGAATTCCACAGAAAAATTTTGCTATAGAATACCATAGCAATTATATTTATATATAATTTTATACTTAATTCTATGGAATTCTTTGTCTATTTTTTTTATTACACTTTTAAACATTACATTAGTCACTGATCTTAAAAATGAACTTTATGGACTTGTCGTTAGGTGCAATTATTAGTCAAGCCAGGAAGCGTAAGAATCTCACACAAGGTGAGGTTGCCCGACAGATAGATATGAAGCTGTCAACTTATGCGAAGAAAGAAACTGATGGCGGTTTCACTGAAGAGCAACTCAAAAAACTCTCAAAGTTGCTTCAGTTAAAGTTAGTGGAGTTACAAAAAGCAAAGGAGCGAGGTGTTGTCATTATTCCAGATGCGATAAAAACGCTGATAGAAAAGGCACTGGTCAATGAGGCTTGCCAGCGTGTTTTACTGGAGGATATGGCTTATGTGATCGCTGAGATGAAGAAGATGAAGGTCGGTGCTGTGCGGCTTGCGCAGGAGACGAGAATAACCGATGTCCTTGCACAACTAAGTCAGCAATACGGATCGCAAGACTGATCTTTTGTTTTTTGGGCTGTGACATAGGCGGTTTCTTTGTGGTTTAATGGTAAAAGTAAATTCCCTGAAAGGGTAAGTTAAGAAATTAGATAATTCTATAGATATTTGGGAACAGATTTCTATAGAATTTTTTTTGCACATACACCAAACCAATCTCGTTTTATGAAACTTTATCACGTTGATGCTAAAAGGCGCAATGAATGGCTTGAGGCTGTAGTAATTAAATTCATACCAGGTGGCTATGTAACTGGTGATCCTGATAAGCCAGTGGTAATACTCAGGGATGCACCAGGAAAGAAAACATTTGCACTCTCCTGCTATGTTTCAAATTTTGATCTGCATCTCTTGGATGCACCTGAAGGCGATCACCTGCTCACCATTCGCCTGAAGAAAAACCTGGACATAGATCACTCCACTGTAAGGGCGATCCAAAGGTGGCTTGTAAAGGCGCAGCACAGGCAGGTGTATGTGATCGGTAAGTGTGATGTTTTGCTCTGGATCACCGGATGGAACTTCATGGATCGCTTGAATAAAATAGGTCGCTATCCGGTCTTTGCCAGGAACAAGCCACTGATCTTCTGGGAGAAGGAGACAGCCGACCAGGTTGCAGCAGAACTGAAGGATTACAAACTGGCGGTATGCTAAAATGCCAGGCTACATGAGCCTGGCATTGGATGGATATAAATTATATCTTAAAAGTTTTTCCAGAATAATTCAACCTCCTTGCCGATCTTTTCCTCCGTTACATCATAATAACTATCAACACAGGTCTGCATATCGATAGCCATCAGTGTGGCGCATACCTCACATGATATTCCACTATTAGCACAGAGTTCTACGGCAAAAGTCTTTCTTCCGCAGTGACTGGTTATGTGCTTATTGATCTCAAGGTCTGCCATTGCTTCACCAATGTTTTCATTGATATCTTTTAATTGCTCAGTGGTAAGCGGATGCCTCTTCATAAACTCAAACAAACGCAACAGTCTTTTAGTCGCTGGAATAACAACTGGCTCACCAGTTTTTTTCGTAACCATTCCTGCAATACCACGCTTAGTAATGTGCTTGCGTGGATCAAACCTGTACCAGTCGCTTACACGAAGGCCAGTACAGCATCCAAAAAGAAGATAAAGTGTTGCCAGTTTTTTGTAGTATGGAGATGTTCCTTTTCTGTAGAATTTTCTCCTGGTTACTTTGTGATCATCGATATCACTAATATATTCCTCAACCATATCCAGCTCTGCAAGAGTCAGGTACTCTTTTTTCTTAACATCTACAGCCTCTGGAAGTTTATAGCCAGCGAATGGTTTGAAATTGATCACACCCTCTGTGTGTGCCTGCTCGCAAAACTGTTTAATCACTTTCATGTTCTCCCGTATAGTGTTGCCACCATACTCCAGCGTTTTCATATCCATCTGCATCTTCTTTAAGAACTTCACATTGATCTGTGAGAACATCAGGTTAGTACCATCAAGATACTTCTCCAGCATACGGAAAGTATTCCTGAATATAGATACCCTTCCTTCTCCTTCCTTATGCTTCTCAGGATTCGTTGTGATCATAAAATTGATGTGCGAGTTCACATAAGTGAAGATGTTCATATCGTTCCTGATCATCGGATCAACTCCATCTGCCTTGATATCGTTCTTCACTAAAGCCAGGTCAACATTCCCTTCGCCATTAACACGAAGGAAATCATAACGCTTCGTAAGATCGGCTTCCATTGTTCTGAGTTCTCCGTTGATCATCTCTGCCTGTGGATGCACATTACTGCCCTTCTCTTTTAAACGAGCCTTGTTATTATCCCACTGATTTTCGGATGCGTAATACTTTGTACTCTTCAAAACAGTTTGGCCATTCAGATATAACCTGAGATAGATGGCGAACTGATCTTTAGAATTCTTCTTGTTTGATTTTAAATGAGGCGTGATTGTGAATGACATAATTGTATAGTTTTTATATATTGAGAAAAGTGTTACTCGGTAAGATCAGGTCATATGATAGGTCACAAAAAACGGTTATCCTGATGACTCCAGGTAACTCCACATGACTCCTAAATCTGTTTTTTAATTTCATTGAAACCTGCGCTCAGAGTGGGTTTAAAAGAAGAAGCCTCTGATACAGAGGCTTCAAAGGTAAGAAGAAGTTTTATTCTTCAGGCATAAATTTTGGAACAAATTTAAATGGCCTTTTTTCAATGCTAAACGTTTGATAATCCACGTTTCATCTTTGATCGTGTTTTGTGATTGGAACGAACTGGTCGCTCTACAGGTAACAAAACTTCCTGGTCTTTCTTTATTATACCAGTCTGCGTTCCTCTCTCCACCAATAGTAAATCAAGTTCGTCAAACTTGCGCACTGTAATAAGATTATTCTTGATCCAGTAGTTCATCTTCTGCTTGTTGATGCCGAGTTCTTTTGCGTAGGTGTTCGGTCTTACCAATTTGTCTGTGTTGATCCTGTACTCTGCCATATTTATTAATGTTTGATTTCGGTGAAGGTAAGGATAATTATGTTACTCGGTAACACTTTTTATTTTCTTGAACAGGTTTGCAAACCTGCCTCCCAT